TATTATGGCTTTCTTTGGCTACTTGCCAAGAGAAAAATATAGCGTAACGAACGCTTTGTCAGCCTATTCGCTACGCTTTTCTCAAATTTACTTTTTAGCTATCTGTTTATTTTAATTTATGGAACAACCAAACGTACAACTGATAAATGGCGACTGCCTTGTGGAGCTGCCGAAAATTCCCCGGCAAAGCATTGATTGTATTTTGGTAGATTTGCCTTATGGTGTATTAAAGAATACAAATCCGCTTGCGCAATGGGATAAAGAAATGCCTCTTGACAAATTGTGGAAACAATGGCTAAGATTGCGCAGAAATGAGCGTACACCGATTATTTTGTTCGGGCAGGGACTATTTACCGCAAAGCTGATAATGTCGCAACCACGGCTATTTAAATACACTCTTGTATGGGATAAGATAAACAGAAGCACAGGCTTCCTAAACGCAAACCGTATGCCTCTTAGAATACACGAGGATATTTGTGTGTTTTATGAGAAATTACCGACTTATAAGCCGCAGTTTACTTATGGCGAGAAAAACCACAAAAGGGGATTGGCTGGAAATGGGGGGGGTAATGCAATAAACAGGTGTTATGGGAACTTCAAACAGCAAGAGGCCGTTATCACAAACGAGAAATATCCGACAAGCATATTGCGCTTTCACAAAGAGCAATTAGAGAAAACGGTGCATGGCACACAAAAGCCCGTGAAACTGATGCAATATCTTATCCGCACATACTCAAATGAGGGCGATACGATATTAGACAACTGTATGGGCAGCGGAACGACAGGTGTAGCAGCAATTAAAGAACATCGAAACTTTATCGGCATGGAACTCAACGAGGAGTATTTCAACATCGCACAAAAGAGAATAGATTTAGAATTAAGACAACCAACGTTATTTTAGAAAAAGATATGAAAGCAAACATCACATTTGAAGAAGCCTGTAAGCGCGCAAGTAACGGGCTAAGAAAGAAAATGATATATTCCGTGAACCTGTTACAGAAAGCCGAAAAGATAGCTTTGTCATACGACAGCTCAGACGGGTATTTTCTCGCTTTCAGCGGCGGAAAGGACAGCCAAGCGTTATTCCACATAGCAGAAATGGCCGGAGTTAAGTTCAAAGGGCACATGAACCTGACAAGCATTGACCCTCCCGAAGTCATACGATTTGTCAAAAGACAATATCCCGAAGTGGATTTGATAAATCCAAAGGACAGTATTTATAATATTGCCGTAAAGAGGGAATATTACCGACCATGCATGTACGGTGGTGCTGTAAAGAGTTTAAGGAAACGGCGGGAGCTGGTAAGGTTACGCTTATAGGCATACGACATGAGGAAAGTTCAAGACGGGCAAAGAGGAACGAGGTTGAAATATCAAGTAGAAAATTCAGCGGCACTTTAGAACAGCTGGACGATTACAGAGAGCGCGTAAAAAGGGGAAAGAACAAAGGTATAAATATCACCAACGCCACAGGAGAAAGGACACTTGGGTGTATCCACGGCAAGGAAAGCCTCTTGATAAGCCCTATTATTCATTGGACGGAAGAAGATGTATGGGAGTTCCTGAATAAGGTCGTACAAGTCCCGCATTGTGAATTATACGATATAGGGTTTAATCGTATAGGGTGTATATTATGTCCGATGATCTCCTCGAAGCAAAAGAGATTTGAAGAACAAAGGTATCCGCACATTAAGCGTAATTGGTTAAGAACGATTAAGAAGATCCGTATGGGGAGGGGTATAACAAGGAACGATTATCTAACGCCTCACCGAAAGAACTACGGTCTGTGGGCTGGGTTTTCAGAAAGCTCCTCGCCTGACGGCTTGACCGAGGAGCAAGAGAATGAAATAGTCGAGAATATATATGAATGGTGGATTAGCGGTAAATCTTACAAAAAATGGTATGCCGAGAACTTCCTACAACAGAAATTTAACTTTGAAGATTAAATACATCATGCAAACAGAATTTTTCAAAGAAGATATGCCTTTTAAGACGAGTGACACAACGATTACGGACGCTTCTGTTTTCAGCAAGCCGACAATTACAGGAGGGATATTTTATGAATAAAGAAAAAGGCACGAAAGTAATATATCTTGACATTATGGTGAACGGAAAGTTCCATTGTCAAGTCCCCATGATATACAGCCCGCTGTTCGCTATCGACACGGAACAAGCAAGAAAGTATGTTTTGGAGAAGAAACCCTACCTACGCGGCAAGGACTTTACGATAGCTTTTTCAAGTAATAGAGTGTTGAAAAGATAAAATTAACAAAATATAAACACGTGAGTAACAGATTATCAATAATAGTTTTAGTTTTGTTTGCACTTATTACGGCGGCAGTGTGGTATTTTGTAGGAGCGTGGGCGGGAGTTACTACAAGCTACTCACTTTATGTAATATATATAAGCCTTGAAATGTACAACACTCCCCAAGATAAAGAAGACAATGATGTTTAGACTTTTTCTAAATAGCACATTTTAAAAAATAAATATTTGGTATTTAGTGTAAAGTTTTATACCTTTGCATTGTGTGTAAACGAGTTCATTAAACTAACTGAAAACGCTTATGGTAGTGATATTATTAAAAAGCTAAAAGAATGAAAGAAATAACACTTAAAAAAATGTCTATTGAGAATTTTCGCGGGCAAAGATTTAATCTCTATTTTCAAGATAGAAACGAAATAAGCGGGCGAAATGAAAGCGGTAAAAGTACGATTAAAAACGCTTTCCTGTGGCTTCTGACGGGCGCAGACGAGGACGACATGACAAACAAAGACCTGTTCGACAGACGCATAACACAGACAAAAGAAATAAGCGTGCCTGTAAGCGTTACGGGTATCTTTGACATTGACGGCAACGAGGCGGAGCTTAAACGTACAGCAAAAATAGGATGGGCACGCAAGCGCGGTGAAGAAACATGGACGAGAAAGGGAACAGACGACTATACGTTCACTATTGACAGCATTGACCGCTCCGCAACGGAATACAAGGCGTGGATAGAGGAAAACATTGCCCCGATTGACAAGCTAAAATGTATGATAAACATCATGCAGTTTTTGAAGAATTGTCCCGATTGGAAAACTCAAAGGGGGCTGTTGTCCGATATTGTAGGCGAGATAACCAATGATGATTTTACAGGCAACTACACCGAGCTGTTTGAAGAGCTGGAGAAATACACGCTTGAACAGATACGTGAGCGTATAAAGAATAAACTTGCCCCGCTGAAAGCCGCATTGGGCAGCGAGAATAAAAAGGGCGAGAAAGTCATAGCTTTATATGTCCTGCAAAGTCAGCTTATAGACGAGGCGGACATCATCATTGCCGAACAGGAAATTGAAGAACTTAAAGAACGGCGCAAGGAGATACAGCAGCAAATAAGCGGGAAACGTAAGGCGATAGAACCGCTTATAAAGAAACGCAACGAGGCGTTGGCCGCTGTTGAGGACAAGAAAATGTCCGTCTATAAACTGAAACGTGATTTTGAGAGACAACAGGATGAAAACGTTGCCGACCTTGCCGTTAAGGTACGCAACGCAGAACGTGAGAACGCAGAGAGAGTCAAGAGTAATAAGTTTATCACGGCGGAATACAATAAGAAAAAGCAAGCGGTATCGGACAAGCGCAATTTATTGGCGCATATTGAAAAACGTTTGAACGATTTGCGTGAAGAAAATCTGAAAATAAAAAACACTGTATTTGACAAAGACACTTGCGCATATTGCGGCCAAAAGTTACCCGAAGAGCAGATAGAAAAGCTCAAAGTGGAGTTTGAGGACAAGAAAGCCCATGTCCGTGCTGCCAACATTGAGCAAGGGAAGCAGATTAAGTATCAGTATGATGCAGAGAAAGCCGAGTTAGAAGTCCTTGAAAAGGATATTGCCGAAGAGCCGACCTTACAACCGCTGGTAGAGGTGGAGGGCTTGCAGTTTGAACTCGCAAGGGCACGTGCGGAAATGCCCGCCTTTGAGGACAGTGAAATGTACAAGAAATATCTTGAAGAAATCACTGAGCTTGAAAAAGCTGTTCCCGATATGCCTGCGGTAGACACATCGGAACTTGATGAACTCCTTGCGGTGATAAACGAACGGATAGACGAGGCAAGCAAAAAGAGCGGCGAGCGCAGGATATTCGAGAGGCAGAAAGCGCAAATAGAAAAGACGCAAAAAGAGCTGCGTGAAATGTCCGTTGAGCGTGCGACACTTGAAAAAATAGAACAACAGCTTAAAAACTACGAGGAGGAGAAAGCGAACATTATCGGCGCCAGGGTGAACGGATTGCTGGAATACTGCCACGTGGATATGTTCACGGTAAAGAAAGATGGTGAGCTTGCGCCTAATTGTGAAGTAAAGATGTCGGGGGTTGGTAAGACCATGAATACCGCATCGGAGATTATTGCAGGGGTAGACCTGTCAAATGCCTTTTGTAAGCATTACGATATATCTTTGCCCTTATTCGTGGATAATTTTGAAGTGCTGTCAGATGACAATGCCGCACATATATTATCAACGGATAGGCAACTTATAACAATGAGAGTAAGCAATGATGATTTAATGTTTTCAGCCAAATGATAAAAGAATCAGTTTATGGGTGGGTGTTAAACCTTGCTAATTTATACGGAATAGAGATAGAAGAGCGAGAGATTAACGGACAACAAGAGCAAGTGCTTGTTATTCCGATAAGGCACAATAATATTTATGTAAATAATAGTAAAAAATATCCGAGTGTACGTTTATATGGAAAATGTCTGCCCGTGAAGAATAAGGCTTTTGGCAAATATTCTCACTTTATAACTTTATCACGTTCCGTAGAATGTCAAAAACTTATGAAAAGTTTGGGCTGGGAAGACGGCAAAAAAATGTTCCCGATTATAGGGAATTTATCCGTAGACTATACACGGGAGATAATCCATAAACAGGCAGACGGAGGAGATATTAATAAATTAGACAAAATTTTATAAACTTAATTTTACATTATTATGGAGAGTAATATTTCATTTGACCACGTTCAGCTTGTGATTTTACAAGAGTTGATGAAAAAGAAGATAGCCGTTTCCCGGACTATATGGAACAGGATCGGCAGTACATTAGGTATATGCAAGCCATGTGTAAGGACTTACGTAGACTTTGGGGAGATAGTATCTTTATCGTTCGCCACAGCGGAGGCGATAATGGGCATGCGGAGAATACACGCCGACATGCAACAGGAGTTTGACAAAATCATTAATACGCCTCACGCCAAGATAAAAGAGGAATGAATAAGGAGTAACGCATAAAGCAAAAAATATGGAGCAAAAAACATTAACAAAAACACAGACGGGAAATATTGGGAACGCCGTCATTAAGCGCATTGAGGAACTGGCTGCGGTAGGCTTCTCCATGCCGAAAGATTATTCTTACGCGAACGCAATAAAAGCGTCTATGCTGACGTTGCAGAGCGTGAAAGACCGCAACGGAAAGCCTGCGTTGGAAGTCTGCACACCCGCCTCTATTCAGTCGGCACTCTTTGAGATGTGTATCAAAGGTTTGAACGCAGCCAAGAAACAAGCGTATTTCATCGTCCGTGGTAACGTCCTTTGTCTGGACGATAGTTATTTCGGTAAAGTGCTTCAAGTAAAGCGCATTTATCCGAAATGGCAACCAAACGTAAATCTGATATACGAGGGCGATGTGTTCGAGTATGCTGTGGACGCAGAGACGGGACGCAAGAAAATCATCAAGCACGAGCAGAAGTTGGAGAACATCGACAAGGATTTTGTCGGAGCGTATATGTATCTGCCTGCCGGAGAGAATGGCGAGGAGAAAGACCTGTTTATCATGTCGAAGCGTCAGATACTCACAAACTGGGCAAAGAGTTCCAATAAGTCGCAGATGGTACACAAGGAGTTCCGTGACAAAATGGTTCAGAAGTCTGTCGTGAACAGCGGCTGTAACATGATTATCAATTCCACGCCGGAGCTTACGCAGACCGTCGAGATTGCCGAGGAAAACAAAGTGGACATACAGGATGTGGAAGCCGAGGAGATTATAGACGTTCCCGAAGCATTGGAAAACGCCACACCCATAACGGAAGAAAACGTAGATAAGGAGACGGGTGAGGTAAAACAACCTAAGCACGAAGTAACAAACGAAGAAGCAGATTTTTAGGATATGGAACAGATTATAGACGCGGTGACTTTGCGCTACCAAATCGTTAAGTTATTAATGCCGTGTAGTGGTATTGGAACGGTGACAGAGACCGCAGAATTTATAAGAACGGCAAAGGAGTTGGAAACGTATATCAAAGGCGACGCAGACTTACCTGAAGTACACAATCAAGAGGATATGCTGATAAAAGCGTTTAAGGAGTTCAGGACACCACAACCGGAGTCCCCCTTTATAGGGCCGCAGAAAGTAACCGCACCAAATTCTGATAGCGAAAAAGTATAAACAATTCGGGCGTGGGGTAACACCTGCGCCCGTTTATAAATGTTCCACGTGAAACATCATTATAAGGAAGCATGAAATTCCCATATCATAAGGCTAAGACAAGAGAAGAATTTAACGCATTAAGCAAACAAGAACGAATTAAAGCCATATTAGACAATCGCGCGTTTAGTTCTGATTGCATTAGGGAGGAAGACATGGAGTTTTTTATTAGGACATATCCCGAAATTTTCAAGATTGAACCACCTGAAAACTTACATTTATCGTTTTATGTCGACAACGAAACGAAGGAATTTGGTCTTTGCTTTATGTGCTTCGGGGCTGATAAAGAAACAATATTTCTTCCAACAGAAGAAATGTCCGATTTGGCCCTTTGGCTGCTTTATGAAATGCCGACTGGGAACTATCTAAGGCGGATTCTGCGAGAGAACGGCATAAAATACAAAAAACTTTTACCGCCAACGTATAATTTTAATAATAGCCCTTTCCCACTGATATGAGCGCAAAATTAATCGTTTTAGGCAGCAGCAGTCACGGCAACGGGTATATTATCCATACGGACAAGGAAAGCCTTGTACTGGAAGCTGGAGTGCCGTTTAAATCCGTTCTGAAAGCGGAGCGGTACTTTCTGCCGAACATCAAAGGTGCACTTGTATCACACGCACACCAAGACCATGCCAAGTATATAAAGCAATTTCAAATATACTTTGTTCCCGTTTACTCAAACGAGGAAGTTTCGGGCAAGTATGCAGGCGTGAAAATGTTAAAGCACATGAAAAATTACGAGATAGGCGGATTTAAGGTTATGCCATTAGAAGTGCCGCACAACTGCAAGAACTTTGCATACATTATAGACCACGAGGAATTTGGCAGACTTGTGTTCGCCACAGACCTGCAAAGTTTCCCGTACCGCATCAAAGGAGTAAATCATTTTCTCATTGAAGCGAACTATGATGAGAACTTGATTGTAGACGCGATGATGGACAGCGCAGAAATTCGCTCTCACAGCGAGTTCCACATGGAGATTGATAATACCCTGAAAGCGTTGAGAAATAGCGGCAGAAACGCTCAAAACGTCATTCTCGTGCATCTTAGCGATAACTATTCCAACACAGAGGACTTTAAGCGAAGAGTAAAAGAGGAATTTGTGGCTGATGTGTATGTTGCGGACAAGGGTATGGAGATAGATATTAGTAAGTATGATTTTTAATAATTTAGATTATGATAAATAGAGAAGAAGAGAAAGACGATTTGCGTTATGATACGATTTAAAAGACAAAAGGGACAAAAATACGGAAATACGAAAGTCAAATATGACAATATCCTGTTTGACAGCAAGAAAGAGGGAGAGGCTTATTTATACCTCAAAGACCTGCAATCAAAGGGCGTTATCTCCGACCTTGTGTTGCAGCCAAAATGGGAGCTTGTACCCGCTATCAAGGAAACATATATAAAACAGCTTAAAACAAAAGAAAAAACGTGTGTGAGGACGGTACAACTTGCTATAACGTATAAGGCGGACTTTGCCGTAACGTACAAAGGGCAGAGGCTGGTATTTGATGTAAAGGCAAGCCCTGTAATGTTACCAAAAGAATTTGTACTCAAAAAAAAGATGATGAGGGCTATTCACGGGATAGATGTCATATTGATTTATAAACTTTCTGACTTTAAAAAGTATTTTATATGAGTTATTCTTTAAAAGACGAGGAAATAGAAAGTAAAAACCGTGCCAAAAGAAATTTGGCGAAAGCGAAAAACTACGAGAGAACACATAAAATGTACACTTATACAACGCCTGATAAGAGAACAACAATCAGCTGCGAGACGGAAGCGGGATTGGCACGTATGATGTCAGCGTTGGGATTAAAAGAAGAAGAAAAGAAATGATAGACAAATGTAAAGAATGTGCGCAATCGGTAAACGCCATAAATGGCTTTTATTGTCATGTGGTAAAACATTATATATCAAAGGTGGCAAAGATACCGCCATGTGAGGTTGAGAATTATAAACACAAGAAAATCTAATTCCCCCGAAATCGGGGGAATTAAAAGGTGTCGAAATCGACAGGTTTATAAAAAACGGTCAATATTAACCGTGAGCCGAAAATAACATCATAAGAATATCTATACCACGGATATGTAAAATTTCATAAATCATTGAGTAATAAACAGATATAAATATTCCCGCGTAATTTTGGAAGACAGTGTAATAATTATTATATTTGTAGCGTTATTTATATTTCGTCTAAATAGGTATTGATTGTTTTTATGGAATTATCGGAAGCTCAAAAAGAGAAGATAGAACAAGTCATTGCTTGTGTATGTGATTATTTTGGTGTTGATGTGTTTATAACAACGGAACGGCACGGGGAGTATCAGACGTGTTCTAACGCCCGTCATTTCTGTTGGTATATCTTGCATTACGACATGGGAGTGTCATTGCGTTTGATAGGCAACCGGTTTAACAGGCGCAAGAATACCATAAACAAGGCTTTGGCAAAGATACGTTTTGGGATAAAGCACCAAAGTTATTACCGTGACAGATATAATGATATTGTCTCGAAAATAGAAATCCCCGACTTGTCCTCTATAAAGTGATACAAGTCGGGGTAACAATATGAAGAAGAAAAACACTAATTCATAAATACTTTTAGTCCGCTACCGCCTTGCGGGTGTCCTGCCTTTGTTACGGAGTTCAGTAATCTATTTATAGCTTTAAGTTCTGCTGTTTGCAGACGTAATTCGGATAAGAACAGGTTGTCGGTTGTCGGGCTGAATGAGTTTTGCATGAGTTGTACCAAAAGCCTCACCTGTGTATTAGTGTCAGAGACGTAATATCGCATGGAGTTTAACAATGCTTCCAATACGAGTGCCGTTTCCTCCGTCACGCCTTGTATGCCTTTTGCAAGGCCGCTAAGCTCACTTGTTTTTTCAGACATTACATCGATTCCTGTTGAACTTTCCAACATATCCACAATGCTCTTCATCAGTTCAGACATTCCAGGCAGCATTTCTTCTGCATCTCGATACAGCTGCGCCATTTCGGAAGCGTCAACTTTATTGTCGTTTTCTATCGCCTTGTTAAGTCCGTCAGCCCATTTACTGATATAAACATCCGCAATCTTAGACAACATTTGCTTTTTCACAAGGTTTACGAAGAACTCGTCAAATTTTTCTTTCAGTCCTTTCAGTCCGTCTCCTGTCTCCTTGTATGCCTCCAACCACGCATCTACAAAATCTTCGGCAGCTGACTTTATCGCATCGCCCGTGGCAAGGCCGCCCATTTCGTTAATCATGTTCTGTTGCAGCTCGATGATTTTGCGCTTGTTGTCCTCCATCTGATTTCCCCATTCCTCGACTTTCCCCCAATCAGTATGTTTTTTCGCTTTTTCGGCGGCGATTGCCTTTTCTAACGCCTCGTTTTGTTTTTCTAAGTTTTGTTGTGATTGTTTAGTCGCGGCTGTGAGTTGGTCGAATGAATAGGCTTGTTGTATAGCCTCGCCTAATTGGTCGTATGCTCGTTGTAACTTATTTATAAGTTTTATCTGTCTTTGAATTTCCCTCTCTCTTTTTTTATCGTGAGAACCTACGCCGAACAACCCGCCAATTGTCTTAAATACACCCGTGACGGCATTTAAAGCACCCGATATTAAGTTCCCACTAACGATTTGGGATAAACCTTTATCTATATCATTAAAACCGCCTAACACATAATTCATGTCATCGAAGAAGTCCTGCATGCTGTCAGACATCGGGCCGAAAGCATCCTCCCATGCACCTTTAAAATTGTTAAGAGCCTCGCCTATACTTTGAATTTGAGAATTTGCTTTACTGAAAGAATCAGATGCGTCAAACAAGGCATCTTTCCATTCTTTTGCCTTGTCTCTCAGTTTACCTTGTTTCTCCTCTGTTTCTTTTATATCCTTGTTGATTTGCGATATGGAGTTTTCTACGGCTTTTGTGTCAGAGACCAAAGTTTCAGTGTTTATCTCCACTGTCGTGCCTTCCCTTAACCCCGCAGCTTTTTCTAAGAGCTTAATTTGTTGTTTGATTTTTTCATTTTCTTTATTCAAATTGGCGATATACGCAAGGTCGGCTTTATCTCCTTTTGCCAACTCTTTCTTTATCTTTTTGTCATTCTCGCTTTGTTGCTTTTTTAAACTTACGTAATTATCATTCTTCATTAAGCCGTGTTCAGCTTCCAACTGCCGCCTTTTCTCGTACAATTCTTCGAGTTCCGCGTTGACTTTCTCGAGTTCTACTTGCGCCTCTTTTGAAGACTTAAATGTAGTAAACACCTCCTTCAAACTCTTACCAAAAGCCTTAAATGGATTACGTGCCCGTATAGCCTCATCAATCTTATTGTACTGTGTCATTATCTCTTTTAGGTCTGACGGGTCGAGGTTTGTAAGGCTGTTGCGCATCTCTTCGAGCTTCGTCCTCATATTCTCCAATGCGCTTGTTGAAGCCTTATCTAAATCGTCAAACAGCTGAACGTACATGGATGTCGATTGGAAGTCCTCCCACTTCTGCTTGTCGAGTTTCTTTTGAGCATCACGCATAACGCCCTCACGCATTATCCGCTTTGTGTCCTCGTCAATATCCTTTCCGTCCGCATCTTTTAATGTGTTTATGTCCGCTAACTGCTGCATGACTTTCAGACGTATCTGCCCTGCCTCGGAATAAGCCTGTGTGAGATATTTAGAGTATTCTTTCAGACGCTGTTTCATTTCTTTGCGGAACTCGTCGTCTAACTTCTTATGTGTGTCGTCATAGACTTTCTTTTCCGCCTCGCCTGCAAGCTCGTAAGCATCTTTTGCGTTGTCCACCATTTTGGCGTTCCCGTCCGTCCTGCGCTTCTGCTGCTCGTTTATCATGTCAACAAACCACTTATCTACTTGTGCTGCCATTTCGTCAAGCGAGAACGTATCAATGCCAAACAAGTCTGTCATAAACGACTTGTCAAGACCTGTTTTGTCAAGTTCCAAATAAAGCTCGTACCCGCCGAAGATTCCGTCTATCTGCTTTGATAGCGTGTCAAGCTCTTTCTGTTGAAGCTCAAAATCAAGCTCTATCTTTAACGGAGATTTTATTTTTTCCTCCTCTTGCCTAATTTCTTTTATGTGCTTCTTGTTCTTGGTGTACATATTGGCTACCGCATTCACTGACTTTATTGTTCCTTCCTTATCAAAGGTTGCGGAGGAAAAAATCTTATCAACACCCAGTTCTTTTGCTTCGGGCTGCATCTGATTAAGAACACGCAAATACGCTTCTTCTTTACCGTAATATTTCAAAAGTTTTTCATACTCACTGTTCGCTCTCTTGAAGAACTCAAAACGTTTACGGGCTTGCTCCATTGTCTTGTCTTGCGGCTTACTTCCTTTCCGTCCCTTCTTGTCTTTACTGTCAAGACCACCTAACGCTTTCCAAAGGGCGGTATATGCTTGTGTGTATTTCTCTAATTGGGCCATTTGCGCAGACGACATCCCCGTAACCTTTTCTGCTTGGGCAATCAGATTAGGTGCTGCAATGCTAACGGGTAAGGATACAATTGATTTCCATTGCGCAGCCTTTGCCGTTAACTCGTCTAATTTTGATTTTATTTCCTTAGCCGCAGCAGAATATGATGTTTTGAAGTCAGTAACGAGCCAATCAAACGAGCCTAACGGTATATTGTACAACTTCGCGATATTTTTCTCTAACTCTATTATATTCTTTTGTATAGGTGTGAGGTCTGTTTTGTTTGCTTCATTTTGAATTTCCTCGAAGAAATTGACAACGGCTTTATTATTAGATATTCCGCCCAACGCTTTACTCCAATTCTTTACAAATAATTCCGTGGTGTTCTGAGTTACACGAGCCACTTCTTCCTGTATGCTCCCAATAGATATTATTTTCTTTTTTAATTCTTCAAGAGTTGGCGGAACAAGCCCTAAGTCTTTATAAGCCTCTTGCAACTGCTTCGCGGCATCGGCAGCCATAGCTACGTCATCGGGCGACAGAGATATACCGCTCTCCTCTTTTCTTTTATTTTGTGTTTCTTTTTGATATAAAGCATCATAGGCTGCACTGAAAGCGTCTAATTTCTTTTTCAGTTCATCATACCCTTGTTGCGCGGGCTTTAAAGCGTCAGCAACGACTTTATCGTTGTGCGTTGCAAATTCCGCAGTTAGTCCGTTAGCAATATCGAGACTTTCATTATACTTGTTAAAGACTTCAATATAATCGTTAAACGCGGCCGTGCCTCCGATCCTGTTTGTGATACCGCGAAGCATCTCTTCTATGGTTTGAATGCCCACATTGGTCTTTAATTTAGTACCTTGTAAATTAAAATACTTTGTTAAATTTTCGATAAACATGTTCGCAAAATCTCGTCCAGACCTAATACCAGCTTCTCTTGCCTGAACAGACGTTTTTTCAAATATAGAACCAAATTCTTGTTCTGTCGCTTGGGGTATCATTACACGAATAGTCGCAAGCAAGGCCCTCACGTCATTATCCGCTAACAAATCAGACTTTGCCTCGTTTATTTTTGGAGCAAATTCTTCTTCAACAATAGCACGCCTTTTTTCATCAAGCCGAGCTTGGTAATACTCTCGTATGGTCTGTGTAAGTGTATCGTAATTCCCTTTTAACTTTTTAAGATTTTCAATTTCCAGGTCTTGTTGTGGTAAAATCTCCCCATATATTTGGTGCAATTCATCCATCGCCGTCTTTTTGTCATTATATGAGGTAGTTGCACTTGTAACCGTCCGCGCAAGTTCCTCAAAACGACTAATAGCATTATTAGCATCGTTAGATATTTCTGTTGTTGCCGAATCGAGATTTTCTCGCATTCTTCCAAGTTCGTCCGATGCGGTCATAAACTTTGTTACGACAGCACCTACTATCATCAATAAAGCCGTCCAGCCCATAGACCCCATTACTGCCCCCAAGCCGGCAAAGCCAGCTTTCAACATAGCTGTGGCGCCGTTTGCTGCCACAATTTCGGCTCTTATTAACGCAAACCCAGCGGCAATGTTTTTTAGCATAGGAGTTAAGAACATTATACCCTTCGCTCCGTAAAAAAGTCCCGCTGCCACCGCGGCAGCTTTTATATATGGTACAATATCACGCCAACTTTGAATAAGCGTCCTTATAGAAGAAAGCGTCCATGAAATCAGCCCTTGATTGGATTTACCTATTTCATTTAACATAATAGAATAAGCGTCACCAATACGCTGTATCTGTCCTTTTAGCCCTTCTGACTGTTTCTTTTGCATATCGTAGAACATACCACCAGCACTTGTGATACGCTTAAATACCTCCTCCACGTCTTCAAAACGCACCATACGTTTTGTTACCATTTCCGTAACTTCTCCAGCAGTAACCATTTTACCTGTCAGTTCTGTAAAATAATTAGCAAGCTCTTGTGTAATATTCAGTCCGGCTTCGGTGAATTGTCGTATCTCTGTTGCTCTCAGATAATTAGCGGTTTTAACCTGTCCGTATGCAAGTGTTAAACGACTCATATCTACGCCCAAGCCAGCCGATACGTCTGCAAGGCGTTTTGTCGTGCCAACAAGTTTCTCCGCCTCAAAACCGTATGCCGCCACTTGTTTTGTATAAGTGTTAAGTTCCATGATAGAGAACGGCGACTGCAAGGCGAGTTGCTGTACTTGTGCAAATACTTGGTCGGCTTTTTCCTTATCCTGTAAGATTGAGCGTAAAGCTATCTGTTGTAGTTCAAATTCTGCACGTACCTTAACAAGTTTTGATATATATCCTTGTATTGCCGACACAGAGAACACCAATGCGAGTTTTCGCGTAAGTTGGTCACTTATATTAAGCACCTTGCTCTGCTGCTCCTTAAAGTCGCCCATAGACTTTCTGATGGCATCTATCTTATCCTTTGTCTGTTGATAAGCACGGTTTGCTGCTTGCCATTCGGGCGTGTTTGGCTTTGCCGACGACATTGCCTCCTTTAAATATTTTAGGGCGGTTGTTAGGCGGTTAAGTGTGTTGGCGTTTTGTGCAAATTGTGTGGCTCCGGCAAGCGTGGTGTTCTGCGCCAAGTTCTGTGATTGGTAGTTCTTTGCCTTTTGTCGATTTTGTTTCTGACGCTCTCTTGTTATCTTTTCCTCTTCTCTCCGCAGTTGCTCGGCGTATTTTTGTGCCGCAAGGTAATAGTTTGCGGGGTTTATTCGTGATTGTTTCTCTAATTGCGTAGTTAAGGCATAAGAGCGGTTCACAAGAGCAAACATATATTGTTCCTCTTGTTGGGTAATATCCTTGCCTTGCTGCTTTAGCTGAATACTTTTTTGATATATATTGTTGGCTTCGTTCTCTGCTCTCGCTTTACTCTGTATTAGTTTTAGGATTTGTTGCTCCGTTAAGAGCTTATCTTTCGTGGTAGCGGGAGTTGATGTATATGTTGAAGACGATGTTTTAGAACGACTTGTACCCTTGCTTACTTGTGCTAACTTATTGACAACCTCGGTTATGTTAGTAAGCATATTCTTGGTCGTTGTCTCCATATCTTTAAAGCCTTGGCCGACTTGCGTACCCGCCAGCTGTTGCACCGCCTTGGCAACCGCCTGTATCTGCGAAGCGTCAATGCCCGCCAATGCCTTATTGATACCATTGATGCCTTGCGCCGCCCCCGTAGCGTTCTTCTGTATGCGCTCAATAGCATCATCAACCGACGTAATCTTACTTACTATATCCGCACTTATCTCGATTTTAAAACCGTTTACATCTACTCCCATAATATATTTATGTTATTTCTTTTTTTTATTAAAAATAGGCAAACCCAAATCGTTCACCAAATCCATAGGATTATCCAAAACAATAGCGTTCCGCCGTGCCTTTTCTTTCTTCGCCTGTTCCTCTGACAAATATTCTACATGAGAAAAATCATAGCTTGCAAGTTTTATCTGAGGGATAGTCCAATGCCATAAATATTCCTCTTTCGTAACGTATGGATTAGCTCGCAGGAAATCTATCATTTGTCCCCACTCTGTTCTTGCGATAACTGTCTTTGTTCGTCCATCGTCATCTTCCTTGCCAGCGTCTGCTGGCGGAATATCTGCGTCGACTTGGTAATCTGAAAAAAAAAGCTAACGTCTATCAAGCTAAGAACCTCATAAAGCAACGTGCCCCATTCGTGTTCGTCACTCTCCCAAAGGATTGTGTCATAAACCTTATCATACTCTTTTTCTATCCGCTCTTTGTCATTAAGCAACGCCAACGTGATAATACGCACCACGGATGGCATATTTACCGCAAAACACTTTATAATGTCCTCAAACGTGGCTTTCTCGACATTGTTTATCTTACAGGCCTCTGCTGCTATAAGATGCTGCACGGCGGGCTTTAAAGCCGTTACAGGCCAGTCCATATTTGCGAGTTTCACAAGCGTAGGCGTGTCATTCATAACATTAACCAGACGCTCCATAGCCTCGTCTGATACAGGCTCTGTTATCTTCTTTCTCTTCTCTTTCTCCATATTGTTTATCCTTTAAAAGCAAAAGGGGCAGTGGTCTAAAATACCACCACCCCGTTCTTCAATCTATTTATGTCAAACGTTTACGATCATGTGTTGCCTGCGGTCGTGGTCGATACCGTGTTTACGGCTGTTGCCGAAACATAAATAGGTGTCTCGTCGTCCGCACCTTCTACTGTGGTAGAGTATGCAGTACCCGATATAATACCACGCACAATGCCTGTCTTCAAAGACGAAGCGTCGAGCTTTGATGCGAGCTTAATCTTAGGCAGGACGATACTCATGCCATTCTTAAACTGAAGCTCAATCTCCGCAAACTTCTCTGAGTAAGAAGCGGGAGCGTATGCGGCTGTGATAGCTGCACCCTCGCCTTTCTTCACGATGTAGCCGAGACAGTGTTCAAGAATATCTGCGTCGATGTTCGCACTCTCACAAGAGAAAGTGTAAGAACCAAGGGTGATATTCTCGATTATCGGTTCATCACGGGTTTCACACTCCGTGGCGTTGGTTTCGGGGTCATCCTGCTGTACGGTAGTGGTATCTGCCACTACATCGTCAAGACAGAAGCCCGTAGAACCTTTTACGAGCTTACCGTCGCTACCGGCGACCCAAGGCACGAACACAATGCGGTTAAGTCCCGCAAAAATAAGGTTCTGCCCGATTTTGCTTGTTGCTGTTGCCATAATTTCCTATTTTTAAATTACTGTTAAATTTATAATTATCACATTTACGTGTAAGTCATGCGTGGCATCATAATCAGTGAAAGTGTCATAACGACTGATAACATAATGCGGGTGGTTGGCCTGTTTGATACATTCGAGCGCGGCCGCCTCCATTTCGGACATTCGTTTTACGTTCTTCGTACCGTTGGACTTCGGCTTTGTGTATAGAAACAGATTAACTTTCCCTGTCCCGTAGGCGTTCAAGTCCTTTATGGAAGTACCACAGTCTATCAATACCATATCCGTGGCACTTTTTGATAAAGTGTCGGGAAGCGAGCCGCCAACAATGATGTTGTTAGATACACTATCCTTAAAAACCTCATCGTATAAATACGCCTCTATCTGCGATATGTTTAGCCAATTATCTGTCATCCTACATAATTAAAGTAAGTCGAACGTCCTTTGTACTTTCTTGCGATACGGTCTGCTGTTGAAGCCACTTGTGATATAACGCGGTATTTTTTTGTCAAGTTACCCGCACCACGTTCGAGTATGTCGGTATAAAAGGCGGCGTTCACTACTACCAAAGCGAAGCCTTTTTTCGGCACGTCCTTGTATCTCTGCGTAAATTCCGCAAGCCAGCCTCGCCCCGTATTGGCCTCTATCCCCATTTTCTTCCACCCCTTATGTTTTCCCGTGGATTGTGTGAAAGGGTCTAAAAAGCCAACTAACTGCACCTCGCCGTTGTAGTATATGATGTAACCGTAAGCATCCAACTGATTGCCCGTGTCGACTTTCGTGTCCTTGGTCTTTGCAGCTTCCTCAATCATTGCTTCTCCCTCTTTCGCAAGGGTGTTGATTATCATCTCTTTATACTTGTCAAATAGCTTCTTTGCCATTATTCATCCATATCTTTTATGTAACACACACAACCGCCAAGCATGGACGGGCCAACTCCCGTGACCTTGCCGTTCACCTCGTAGCCGTAAATCTCGCCTCGAAAATACATACCTCTTTTGATAACAACATTACTCCATGTTTTTCCGTTTATAAGTTCGCCACTTTCCGATTCCGTGGTGGTCGTCTCTGTTCCCGTTTCAGGCTCTGCGCCCTCACCCGGAGCAGCCTCGCTGCCTTCTGTCTCTGCCGTTCTCGTCTCCTCGCTAAGTGCCGTTTCTGGATTCTCCGGCTCAACGTCAACCGCTTGCGGCATCTCCTCCAACGGGAAATAAACAGCCCAGTCGCTATCAAGAAATCCTGTTTTGTTGTTCCCGGAGTTCGGCTGTATATCACACTTTGTCCGAAACACCTCTACCTCCACTTTCTCTTGTTCGAGAAGCGGTTTCGATGTGTCTTCCTCATAAGTGTAGAAAACACCGTCAAAAGCGTATTCTTCAAGAAGTCTGTCGTCTATCACCATAGGTTATATGCAATCGTCCTCGTTTATCCACTGTAAGCCCTCTTTCATTTCCTCTATTTCGGAGAGCTTATCATCGTCCCACTTTTCATAAAGTCTTAACATCAAATCATAAAGCCTGTCTTTATATGTTATCGTTTGCGCTCCTATCGTCAGCGAGAACTGCCCGTGCTTCTTTGAGATAGACGGACTTTGCGTCGGATAGAGGAAGCAAAGATTAAAGATAATGTCCGCCAAAAGCAAGTCCTTGTCCTTTTGTGTTAATTCGGCAAAGTCCTTAACCTCTGACAAACCACGCTCCATAACAATGCGTTCTAAGACGGACTTATCTAACGAATAGCCCGTCAAAGAACCCATGTACTTTATGATGTCAAAACTTTGTGCCATGACTTACATTTTTATCACTCAGCTGTGGTTGTATCCACGATTACACGATACATAAAGTCCGTGATTGCCGGACAAGCAGCCATAACGACCTTTGTCTGCCACTCTTTGAGCATACCGTTAGGCAGCACGTAGTTGATGATAGTCATAAGACCGTTCTCCTCGTTGGCGAAAGATACGTCCACCGCCTTGTTAAGGAACTCTTGCGAGTAAATCTTACTGTCGAGAATATTCGCGCGAAGGATGCGTCCGGCCATTCCTGCGGGCGACAAAGTTACAATGCCGTCCGGCCACGGGTCTACAATCTTTCCGTTGTCGTACTGCTTTGCGCTCACCACCTTTATAGGCGACAGTCCGTCGATAGCCGCAACGACATACTTGTTAAAGTTCTCCTCAGTAATCACGAAGTCCGATACAACGCTGCCGGAGTTGTCCGAAGCAATGCCACGGTCAAGCAGCCAGTTCGCCTTGATAGTGGCTATCACCTGCTTGTTCTTCATAATCACGTTCTTGAAGAAGTCCTTTTTAACTTTCCACTGCATGGAAAGTGTCAGTCCCCACTTGTCGCGATACTCCTCCTCAATGGCTACCATTTGGTCGAGCAACTGACAATCGGGGTCATTCCATACTTTTGCGCCGGCCTTGTGGAAGTTCTCTGCGGGGATGTCGGCCTTATAAACTGCACCCTTGATACCGCTTCCGCCATTGTAGAATACCTTACCCGTGGTTTCTGCCTGTATAGCCATGTTGTCAAGTGCCATGTGTCCGGCCTTGATACGTGGCGCAAGTACGTTAGTCGCGTAACCTTTCAGCAGCGAAGCGTCGTCGCCAAACTGCTCGAAATAGTCTCGCTTCTGCATACGTGATGTAGCTTTCTCTATCCACACGGGAGAGATAAAGTCGGGAATTGAACCAGAGTACTGCTCTGCCTGTCCCTCCTCTGCAAGCCTACCCTCGCCAAGAGGAGCGCGCATATCCATCATCGTTGCCTTTTCTGGATATTCCGCTTTAACGGTAAACGATGCTGTGCCTGACGAGTCAACAGGAAGAATGTCAGAATCAACCGTGAACGCTGTAGGCCAATAAACAGGGCCAATATCTATCAAGTTCGGGTCGTTGAGCATATTCGTCACAATCAGACGGCTCAAATCCGGATTGATGATATTCGCATATGTGCTTTGATTAAAATCGTATTTCATCTTTCTTTTTGCTTTTAAGTTGTTAAACTTTTAGAGGAAACCGTTTATTCCGCCAACCTCAAACCAGCCGTTAATCTTTGCCGTGTTCGTGTCAAGCACGCATTTTGGCATCGGCGACATTCTGTGTGTGTACATACGTCCGCCGAGTACGGGAGTGATAAGATAACGTGCATCCTCGTAGCTCTCATCGTCTGTGGGGTCTGCTGCGGGGTTATAAACGAAATCATAGTCATAAGGAGCGACGGCATTTATGTCCTTAACGAACATATTACCCTCTGCGTCGCAGTCAACGAGAATGTCGCCCTTGTTCGCTGTGGCTGCTGCTGAAAGTGTCAGTGCCCATACATCCACATTCTTGCCGTCTACAGCCTCCGTCGTCTTCTTAACCGCAGTTACGGTGAGAGGAGAGCCTTGTCCGCCAAGAGTGTCGGGAGCGACGGTAAGAACATCACCCACAAAAGGGATGTGGTGGTAGCCGTCACGGACGATGTTAAGAGTTGTTCCCGATGCGCTTACAACCTCGTATGTTTTGAGCGCATACAACTTCGGGTTCTCTGCCTTGTCGTCAAGTTCCAAATAGAACAAGTCGCCGGCATAGAGTTTTGCCGCACCCTTAAAGGGGTTCATAAGGCGGCCTCCGAACGGGGCATACACAAGCTCGTTGTGCATACCGCCGATAGGCACGAACACGTGACGCGCGCCGCCCAGCTTCCTGTTGGTGGAAACCAACGCCCGTCCGTACATTACGCCATTTGTCTGTTTTGTTGCCATGTTTTAATCTTTTAAATCGTTATGAGTTCTCTATCGTAGCCGATGCGAGTTGTCTTTCCCGCTTTGCCATTTCGCCTGCCCGTTTCAAAGATTCGAGAATTTTCTCGTTCCCTGCCGCGCCGCCGCCTGCTCCTCCAAGAGGTGTTACGTTTGGCGGTGTGTTGGCTGCTCGCTTGTTGTAATGCTCGACGTATTTCTTCGCGCTGTCCTCGACGTTCGTGTTCTCGTCGATTGTTACAAAGTCAAGAAACTCATTTATCCATTCCTTGTCTTTTACGCCTGCTTTCTGCATTGCTGCGATGATGTCTGTGCGCTTCTGACTGATAGCCGTCTTACGCTCGTTTTCCGCAATCTGCTTCTCCAACGCTGCGATACGGTCAAGTGTGGCTTGGTCGACTTGGTTTGCTGTCGAAGGCTGTGGGGCAGGCGCTGGGTCTTGTGACTTGTGGTCTTTCTCCCACTGCTTCACAAAGTCCGAGTTGTCTTTCTCCACGTTGCTGTTCATCGTCTCAAAAGTGGTTTTCACTTTCTCAATAAAATCCGCAAGCTCCATTTCGTCATTACCGACAAGCGGAATAAGTGCATCCAGCTGTTTGTTCACACTCTTTTCTGACATACGCAAGGTCTTCTTGCCATTGTTTGTCAGAATACCTTTGAGGCTTTCAAAGGCTTGCTCTTTTGTAAACTTCATATTTCTATCGTTTTGTAAAACAAAGTGATACGCAAAAATATTTTTTTTAAAAAGATGTGTAAAATTTTGTTTTTAGAAGTTATTACACGGTGTAAACAATTGGGTTTTTCTTATGCGCGGGTGTAAACATATTTATATATATTTGTGGAAACAAGAAACGATGACTGAAACAAAAATCATACGTCCTAATCCCGGCGGGCAAGAAGCGTTTGTCCGCTCAAATGTTGATGTCTGTATTTACGGGGGAATATTGGCCGGCGGCAAACTAACTCCCTTAACTTCTTGTGTGTTAACACCTTACGGGTGGCGGTTAAACAAAGACTTGAAGATAGGAGACAAGATTTGCACTCCGTTTAATGGCGTTCAAAAAGTCGCAGGGCTGTTTCCACAGGGCGTGAAGAAAATATATAAGGTATATCTTCTCGACGGACGAGTTGCGGAATGTGGATTAGAGCATTTATGGACGTACCGGACGAACAAACAACGGTACAAGTATATTGTGAGTGATAGAAGCAATCCAACTGCGTGGACTTTTACAGGAACGACGGAGAATATCATTGAGCGTCTTAAAAGAGGTGAGCGGATATACTTGCCGACCAATAACGCTATTGAGTTTGAAGAAAAGGACTTGCCTATCAATCCGTATGCTTTGGGCGTGCTTATCGGGGACGGCTGTCTGACGGATAAGGTTATGACAGAGGGAAGAAACGCTATTACCATTTCTAACAATGAAGACGATGTTATAAATCGTTTTTATAATGCTGTTGGTGGAACACGGATATACAAACAGCCAAATTGTTATAGCAAATCCGTATTCACTCCACGTGCCAAACAAATACGCCAATACCTTGTTGATGCAGGACTAAACACATATTCTTATAATAAGTTTATACCGCATGAATATCTGTTTTCGAGCATAGAGCAAAGACGAGAGCTGCTTGCGGGACTTTTTGACACAGACGGGAGCGTGGACGAGGGCAGCTTTTCTTATTGTACCACGAGCAAACGTCTAAAAGACGATATAATGCACTTGGCACGGAGTTTAGGGTATAATGCGAGTGTTCATAGAGACGAGAGAGAGCAATATACGACAGGAGAGGCTTTTAGGGTAATAATACGCACATCAGACGAGATTTTCCATAGCGAGAAACACAAAAAACGTTATGCGGAATATCTGACACGCAAGGGCAAGAACTATCGCAAGGCAAACTGCCATACACGTATTGTAAAGATAGAGTATGACAGGGACGAGGAAGCGCAGTGCCTGTATATAGACGACAGAGACCATTTATATATGACCGATGATTTTGTCGTAACGCACAATACTTTTGGCTCTATCTTGTGCGCAGCGCAGCCAGCTCTCGACCCTTTGTTCCGTGCGACATATTTTCGTAGGACGCTCGGGCAGCTCAAACAGAGCGGTGGTATTGTGGACGATTTTCAGGCCGCATACGGCAAAGAGATAAATGTAAAGATTTCAGAAAATCCACGTGTAACTTTCTCTTCGGGGGCATACGCAGAGATGCAACAGATAAATGACGAAAGCCCCAAACGAGTTATTGAGGCATATAAGGGCTTGCAGTCAGATTGTATCTTTTTCGATGAGTTGACTAACTTTGAGTTTTTTACGTTTTTCTATCTTATGTCCCGTGCCCGTGGTAAAGGCAAATGGACAGGAAAGATACGCGCGACGACCAACCCGTCAAAGCGTCATTGGCTGCGAAAGTTCTTAGATTGGTATATATCCCCCGACGGTACGATACCACCAGAGAGAAGCGGTGTTGTGAGATATTTCTATATAAAAGGCGACAAGGTAACGGATGTTGTTTGGGGCGATTCAAAGGAAGAGGTTTACGATAAATGTAAAATAGATATTAATCGCAAACTCTCCACGATGAAAGGCGAGTTTAGCTATAAAAATCTCATAAAGTCTTTCACTTTTATCTTAGGCAACCTGTCAGAGAACAAGGCACTTCTCGAGGGTAACAAGGACTACATCGGGAACATTGCTGCAACGGGCGGACGCATGAGCCAAGCCCTTATTGAAGGTAATTGGAATGTGGATATTGACGGCGACGACCTTTCCCCAATAAAAGCCGATGCCGCAATGGATGTCTTCGTCAACGACCCGTGTATGAACAACGACAAATGGATTACCGTTGACCTTGCGAATGAAGGGCGCGATAACACCGTCATTTTAGTATGGAACGGCTTTCATGTTATAGACGTTGATATAATAGTAACAGGTACCCCAAAAGGAAATGCTGAAAGAGTTAAGATAATGGCGCAGAAGCACAATATCGCAGATGAGCATATCATTTACGATGCTATAGGTAGCGGTGTAGGCTTCGGTGATTGGATACCCGATGCGATCCCGTTCTGCTCATACAACGTCCCGATGGGGGCTTATTCCCGTTCGGCTTTCAATTTAAAAGACGAGTGTTATCTGCGCCTTGTGCACATGATAAACAACAGGCGAATATCCATAAGTGAATCCGTGGCTAACGCGAAATACATACATAAGGGAATATCACAAGACATTCTTTTTCGTAACGAGTTTGAGGAGGAATGTGCCGTGGTGAGGTTCAAGGACTTGCCAAGCGGGAAAAAACGCTTGTTCAACAAAAAGGAGATGAACGCCATGTTGGGCAAAGGTCGTTCAATGGACGTTTTAGACCCGTTTGCCATGCGAATGTACCCCGTTCTTGGAGCTTTGTACGGTGACGAGATGCTATACGGATTAAGCGAGGAGGAGGACGATGAAATAAAGGAAGAACGAGGAGATATTTACGAGGATAATTTCTGGGCATAATTTTTCTGAATATGATAACGAAGAAACAAGTTAAAGAATGCAAGGTAGAAGCAAAGAAAAACGGCTTCCAAATAGGAGACACCGATATTGCATATATAACAATGTGTAAGGCTTTTGAAGACAAACGAATGATTTACGCATTATTGTTTAGGGGGTGTAAGCATTTACCGCAGGTGGAGTATGACATGAGCGAGAAAATTATATATCTTCGCAATTATATAAGTGCCTTAATAAGGAGCAATAAACAAAGCAAGGCCGCTACCGTAGATGCAAACAGTATAAGCGACGCTATATCCTTTGAGGAGAACCGCGAGGGCATGGAACGGCTGCTTACAAAAATAAAAGAACTGTATGCGAGCGGAGAGATTGATGCGGATAAAGCCATAAAGCTGGAAATGGACGCACGTGCGAAACTGAATGACAAATTCAACATAAAGGAAAGCAATGTCGAGCAGCGAATTATCGTACAACCGAAGTTTAACCATATATGCGACTACACGCAAAAAGAATGTTGGTTACAAACAAAAGAGTACGCAAAGGAACACTGGCATCTGATTGATGACCCTAATTATATAGCAGAATGACGAAAGAAGAAATAATAAGAGATTTACTTTCTGAACCGAACAAACTGTTACAGAAAGCGCCGTTTTACAGGGAGGTTATGCCTGTCTTTAACAACCACGTCTTGTCAACAAATTTCGGAGAGAAAATCACAGCGGAGATACCTATTATCAGGAGGCAGGTGATAAGTCAGTCGAGGTATTTAAGGGAGCTTAGTCCCATGAGCCATGATGTGATGTTTGACGAGAACATACCAAGCGTATGCGTAAAAGTGGGAAAGGATAATTTTCGGGAAATAAAGGATGTGCGCATCCCGTTACCGTATCAACAAACGCTTCGAGATAAGCATGTGCTTCATCTTTGCGCGAACCCTATGGACTTTACGTTACTTAACACTGACCCCGACGAACAGACAGCAAAGGACTTTATCACGTTTAAGCAGTATTGGCAGGAACGCAATTTCGAGGGGCTGAAAACAGCTATGGTATCAGCGCAGGAAAGCGTTGGTGATGCCGGTATGTTGTTTTATTACGACAGCCACGGCAGTATTAAAGCAAGGGTAGTAAAATATCCCGACTACACCATTATCACACACAAGGACGACAACGGAGAGCATATTCTGGAATGTCTCTATTATGCCGTTGACGGAGATTATTATATTGATTGTTACGATGACAAATATTTGTACCGTATAACGAGTAAGGCAACGGGCGAGCTTGCAGCAAGTAATGACGGGTGGGTGCATTACCCACCTGTTGAGCATGGTTTTTCTGAGTGCCCGCTTATAACGAAACGCGGCAAGGTGGCATGGGATAACGTACAGACGCTTATAGAGATGTACGAAACGCTTTATAACATTTATTACGTTATCGAGAAACGTCATGGCTGGGGCATTTTATGGATAAAGGGAAAGTTCAAAGATACGGGCAAACGCCTTGCTGGTAATGTTATTCTCAATGATACATCTATCGGGACGGACAGCGACGCCAAATATCTGACACCACCAACGGGAGACGGGCAACAGAAGATGCTTGAAAGCCTGTTTGACGAGATACAGATAGGAGCGGGAGCTACGATACTTTTGCCGAAAGATGTAAAAACGAATGGAGACGTGAGCGGTATAGCTATTCAGTTGACGCAGAGCCGTGATATTGAGACGGCCTTAGCGGGCGTGATAGAGTGGCAGAACGTCGCAAATAAGATGTGCCGCTTGTTTAAGGAGGGCTTATCGAAAGAGCTTGTGAGAAAAGGTATTGACAAGACAGCGACAACCCGTTTCGCGGAGAAGTTACACATATCGGCGAAATTTAAGATTTGGCGGCCATACTCTGAGACGGAGTACAATAACATGCTTATTTCTTTGAAAGCGGCAGGATTGCTTTCAACACAAACGGGCGTTGAAATGAACACCGTATCAAAACCCGACGAACATGCACGGGTAAATAAAGAGGCCGAGGAGAACATGAAGAAACAGCTGGAAGTCGCTCAGAAAACGGCAGCTACGAATACAGCCGCAACCTCTTTCGATAAAAACTTACAGACCTCAAAAGAACAGGAGGGAGAATAAACATTATGATAAATACAATTTTACAAGTGGCAGTGCCGGCGGTAACGGAGACAGCAAAGGGTATATCCGATTTTGGATTTATAGTAATGGTTGCCGCTTTTTTTCTCGTGCTATCGGCGGTTATGATGATTTCGTGTTTCAAATGGTTTAAGAGTATAATAAACAATATCGTTAATACCCAAAACAATGCAATGGATGAGTTGCTAAAAGAGACGCGCAGCCAAAACGCCAAACTTGACGATATTGTCGAGGGGTTACGTCCCACCACGTTACAGCAGGTTAAATCGTTGAGCAGTGTGCATTTCGACTTGTCCGTTGAGCGTGTATGCCGAATAATCAAACGCATACGGACGGAAAATCATATCGCAAACGTCGAGGAGACAAAAGAGAAAATAAAAACTCTGTTATCCGTGGTTTATGAAAGTCGTAATACGGAACTTGAAAATTGGTCTTATCGGGGACGTTCGCTATCCGAATATGCAAACTCAGAATGGATAGAGTGGGTCGCACAAGTTGTAGAAAAAGAGATTTATCACCAAGACGGAGCGAATAACGGACGGGCATATACGAACGTGAACGCGGTATATGACAAGATAAAATTCGATTTTTATCATAAACTTTTAAATTGACAAGAGATATGCACATAAGATTAGAAAGGATATATAACTGCGCAAATTATTGTATCGGCCACTTGTATGCTGACAAGGAGTTTGTTTGTGATACGATAGAGGACACGGACAGAGGGCTGGACGAATCTTGGTCGTTGGAACAAATAAAGAAAGTAAAAGTCCAAAATAAAACCGCCATACCGACGGGGACTTACCGTGTTACGATAAACGTTGTAAGCCCGAAGTTCAGTAAGAAAGATTACTATAAGAAACATGACGGCGGGAGACTTCCGCGCCTGCTTAGTGTAAAAGGATTTGAGGGGATACTCATACACCGAGGCGTAAACGAAAAAAGCTCCGCGGGTTGCTTGATTGTCGGCTACAACAAGATAAAGGGCGCGGTGGTCGATTCGCAACGGGCATACGAGAAACTGTACTCAATTATGAAATTGAACAACGGTAATATAACGATTACCATTACGAGAAAATACAATGTCTTCTTAAAATAAGAAAGAGATGCCGAATATTCTTAAAGTATATAACTACGCTCCGGGCAAATCCATAGAACTTGTCCCTTTTCCGAGCATGACCGAACCATTGGAAATAGGAGAATGGACGTACAACGCTACCCGTATGGGCGGTGCGCCGACAATCACGGCAAAGGTTAAGTACGGAAAATGTCTTGATAATTATTGGAATGCAAACATTTGTGTAGTATTCCGTGGTGAGCGGTATTTTATAAAAGACACGCCAAGTTCCTCAAAGGACAACACAGACGAACGTTATGAGTATGATATAACATTCAAATCAGAACGTAGCGTATTAGACGGCATTTTCTTCATTGATGCTGTATATAACGGTTCTTCTTCGGACTTGCCCGACAGATACGTATCAAATAATACGAATGTGGTGTTTATGGGCGACATTCACGAGTTCGCTGGCAGATTAAACTCGTCTTTGCGTTATGCAGGCTTGGGAGGGCTGCCTGACGTTGACGGGTATTATGTCGTGGTCGATGCAGGCATAACATCTGAGGCAAAACTCATGTCTTTTGAGGACAAATATTTCTCAGAGGTCTTGCAAGAGATTTTCAACACATACAAGCTGCCATATTATTTTAAAGGGAAAGAGATACATATCGGCTATACAAGCAACACCTTGACTAAGACATTCGAGTATGGCATAGACAATGAATTACTTTCGATTGAAAAGCAAAATACAAATAAAGGCTATACAAACAGGGCGACAGGTGTAGGCTCGTCTGAAAACTTGCCTTTTTATTACCCGAATACAGTTGACCGCAAAGCAAGTTATCCTCACTTCTTAGCGGCAAACAGCGGAGAGACTGATGATGAAAAATTATCAATAAGTAATACGGTTAGCTTCAACTCCAAGATGCCACTAACCACGGATGACGCAGATGTCAGTACAAGTGATTGCTTGGTTTATCACGAAGACACGACGGCTTGGGGACGTGATTTCCGCCTTTACATAAAGCACCCATTAGAGGGTTACGGGAGTGGACGGCGCGTATCTAACGAGGTTCAGCCCATGAGTAAGATACAACCTAAGTATTACTATTTATTCAATTTAAAAAACCAAACATCTCACCAAGTCAAATATTCTTCCACGCCAACTGTTTATAAGAAGACCTTGGATGAAAGTAAGGACAAGAATATAAACACAGAGCTGGATAACTTTTTGTGGGCAGAGTTCTACACCATGCAAAACGGAAGTAATCTTGTTAATGTGGAGATTTCTTTATGGTCTGAGAAAAAAGATGGTGTGGTAAGATATTACTCTACACCAGTCCTGCAAAGTGTAGAAATATTTGAGCAACGAGGCGCGGAATTTATAGAGACGACGGCTACCGCTGCTCCGAACCACAGCAAAGAGCGGGGACTTACTACTGACGGGAGCGGATACCCTGTATCACACTTCTGTATCGAATGCCACAATTTGGAGGCATATACCACATATTATTTACAGCTTGTTGTTCATAGAAATGTCAACAGCGACCTGGAATACGACTTTAATAATAACCCGGATACCTGCTTCTGGTTCCGAAATTGGGAAATTCTGCCTGCTGACCCGCATTGGAGCAAAATCGTAGAAGACAGATACGAAAAAGCAACGTTGTCAGAATACGGTATAAAGCTCTCCGATGGTAGTAATTTAAGGAATGGCGATAAGATAGTGAGGAGAATGGTAGAAAGCTCGGGTGTAGCTATACCAAATGCCACGGTTCTTATGCCGTCTATATATAGGGAGAGTAACGGAACGGAGCGCTTTTATAACGCGAAAAATACCGGCTGGACCGCGGACGAGAAGCATCTGTATCAAGCGACCGATGACGGCACGATGTATCGTTTTGAAAACATTTACAGTGTCAACGACCCGCGCGAAAGCAAAAACGTATATGACGACATAAAGCCTACTATAAAAGGAATGGTTAATGCCGATGGGAAACGTATGGATGTGTTTCTTGCTGTAGCATTTGACTTGAATAACGATGACGATTTTGCCGTGGTCGACGGCGAGACTTCGGCGGATTATAACCACCCATACTTCTTTGTAAAACTTGCAAAGACCACAGGCAGAGATGATAAATATGGATTTAACCTATTCGACCAAGCCTGCGAGAACGGACAGGAGATGACCGTTTCCATGACTTCGGGAAGTTGCGGAGGTTGTAACTTCACAATCATGGTGGACGACAATACGGGCAAGAACACGGTGCAAGCCGACAGGGCTGGCGTTTTACAACGAGACAAAGACGGACGAGTTCTATTTGGCGAGCCGCAAGAATGGCAAAATGACACAAGAAATAATGAGGTATGGATTTGTCTGAAAAAAGAAGACAGTACATACGGACAATTGATGCCTAACGCAACGCAAAACTTAACTCCCGCAGCGATAGACGACACCTTTGTCTATACCAACATCGAGATGCCTTTTGCTTACATTCTCGATGCGGAGGACAGGCTGTCAAAGGCTATCGTTAAGGATATGTGGGAGAACAACAGCGAAAAGTTTAATTTCTCGATAATATTTAGCCGTATATTCTTTGCAGAGAACCCGGATATAGCCAATCAGATAGACGAGAACACCCGTATTCCTATCAAATACAACGGTACGACCATATATCAATATGTTTCAAGTTTCACCTACTCTGTATCCAAGGATGTGCCACTTCCCGAGATAAAAGTAGAGTTGTCAGAAGAGATTTCGACAAATCAAAACGCACTTCAGGCAGCACTTGGTGAGATAAGGGGCGACTTTATGAACGCCCTCGGAAGTTATGATGCCCTAAGAGCTGTTTCGCCGTATTTTTTACGTAAAGACATAAGAGATACCGCTGCGGCACGTATCGCGTTCTTGCAAGGCGTTGAAATAGGGAATTACGTCAGTGGCAACTTCGGCACAGGCGGTATCTTCGGACTGAATGCCGACGGCTCATCGTTTATAGAGGCGGATTTTGCATATATAAGGCGCAAGGCTATCTTTACAGACCTTACGATACAAGAATTAAAGCATATCGGAGGACAGCTTGTCATATCACCCGCTACTGCGGCCATAACTCGTGTTATTGATAACGGCGATTCTTATAGGTGCTTCTTCAATACCACGGGAGGGCAGACGACCGCACAGATATACAATCAATTTGTTGTCGGAGACCAAGCCCGTTGCCAGAGTTTTAACGAGGCATGGGCGGGGGACGAAGAGACGGTGCCATATGGGCAGAACCGTTATTATTGGCGTTTGGTTGTCGGTGTGGGTAACGGATATGTCGACCTGTCGAAGTATGATTGTGATGAAAATTCCGATATTCCACAAGCAAATGACAAGATAAGCCAATTAGGTAACAGGACGGATGTAACGAGGCAGAACGCACAGATACTTTCCGCTTACGGTACAGACGCCCCGAGCCGCAAGATGTTCCAAGGCATAAACTCGTATTCTCTTGAAGGTAAAGATGTAAGCTCTGAGTTTTACAACACGGAGACACAGCGGATGAAAGTTGTTACTTATGGTGATTTCTATTACGGGGACAGGGAGAAAAATGCCTTTATTTCTTGGGATACCGATAAAAAACAATTAGCGATAAAAGGGAGGATTGAAGTAACTTCTACCGTGGGCGATACGGGGAAGACCCTCGACAAATATATAGAAAGCGTCTCGCCTACCTACGATGACACGTCCATCCGCAATTTGATAAACGGCATACAGGCAGATTTGCAAAAGCAGATTGACGGTGCTATCGAGACGTGGTTTTTCGAGGGAGCACCAACATTACAGAATGCTCCTGCGAACGGCTGGGTTGCTACGGAGACAGCGGACAACAAAGAGACATACGACAAACATGTAGGCGACCTCTATTATGATAAGGTAACAGGGTTCGGCTACCGTTTTATGAAAGACGGAGAAACGTATGTTTGGGAGCTTTTAAAAGACAACGATATTGTAAAGGCTCTTGCTGACGCAGCCAAGGCGCAAACCACGGCAGACAGCAAAATGAAAGTCTTTGCTAAGCAGCCCACGACATCGGACGAATATAACATTGGTGATTTATGGGTTAACGCCACATACGGGAGCCAGTACAGTAATGACATATTACGCGCTACGACTAAAAAAGACAAAGGTGTGGCGTTTAATATAAGCCATTGGACGCTCGCAAGTAATTACACGGATGACAGTGCCTTGGACGCTTTTAAAGCCGAATATGAGGTACTGATACAAGGGTTTCAGGAACAACTTGACGGCAAAGTAGAGACGTGGTATTTTAATTATACACCTACTACGACAAACAAGCCGGCAAGCGATTGGGATACAGCAGAGAAGAAACAGGCACACGCGGGCGACTTGTTCTTCAATACTACCACGGGCGAAGCGTACCGCTGGACGGGAAACGCATGGAGTATCATCAAAGACAGCGACATTATCAAAGCCCTAAAAGATGCCGCCAACGCACAAGACACCGCAGACGGGAAACGCCGTGTGTTTATGACACAACCTACAACGCCATACGATGAGGGCGATTTATGGGTAAAAGATACCGCAGATGGGAAACAGCTTTATGTATGTATCAAAAGCAGAGCTACAGGTAACTTCGATGCAACCGAATGGGTGGTAAGTGATGATGCGGGCCTCAATGCTTTCAGCGACGCGGTGCAAAACGCGCTTAAAGGCATCAAAGACCAGCTCGACCAAAAGGCAGAGACGTGGTACCAATCTACGGACCCGGCTGCAGCATGGGCTACACCAGAAGAGCGTGCCGAACATAAAGGCGACTTATGGTATGATACAAATACAGGTAAAACGTACTATTACGACGGCTCTACGTGGCAGTTCCAAAATGTGCCAGTTGATGTTTTTGATAAGATAGACGGCAAGTCGAGCATATATGTAAGCAAGCCCTCTTCTTACAGGATTAATGACTTGTGGATTTTGGAGCAGGCATATACCCTCACGGGCGTAGGCTATTCAAAGGGCGAGCTTGTTACCGCCACGGCAACATCGAGTACGTTTAACGCAAACCATTGGACGAAGAAAGTACGGTACACGGATAATACTCTCGCCTTACAAGCAAAACAAGCGGCAGACGCGGCAAAGGCGGCAGCAGACAACGCACAAGCAGATGCCACGGCGGCACGCAACAGACTTAATGCGTGGGCGGCAGACGGCACAATATCACCTACCGAAAAACAATCGATAAAAGATGAGATAGCGAGGATTGACGCGGATAAAGAACAGATTAATGCGGGTTACACGAAGTATGGCCTTGGAACACCTACCGGCTACAATTCTTCATACAACACATACAGAGCGCAACTTGTAGCGTTATCAGCAGCGACACCAGAGAATATAGCTATCCCGGCCACATTCGCAAATAACCAAAAAACATATTACAACAACCGTACAATCGCGCTCAATAATATAGCATCGAAAGCCAAAGACCTTGCGGATGCAGCACAAGCAAAGGCAGACCAAGCCTATACACAGGCTACTACGGCTCTCAATAATGCGAATACGGCTTTGTCTAACGCCAACAAGGCAGCCCAAGACTTGAAAAATCTCATAACGAATTTAGGTGATTACGTAACAGCGGCGGCCATAGATGGTGTTATAGACGAACAAGAAGCCCTGACATTGCATGGGTACCTTAATCAGATTAAGACGATAGAAGAGGAGGTCGATGCGAGTTATGCGAAAGTGTCAGGGAATACGGCTCTTGCTGGTACATCGTATCTTTTGAATCTTAGTAAAGCGTACACCAACCTAATGGGGTCTCCTAACAACGCTTATGACGGTGCGGCCGGTGTTCTCGTCCGTTTAATTGAAGACCTTTTAAGCAACGGGCAGGCAACGGGGAATATAAGCCAAATAGAGAGTGCCTACAACCTGTTTAACTCATACTACGGAGACTATACAACGGCATTAAACGCGGCCTTGTTGTATGTTAGTGAAGCCTTGCTTAACCCGTATAAAAACTTCCTCGAAAATTTCGCGAAGAAACAGTCTACTACAGTAGACGGAGGCCTTATATTGACAACCCTTATAGAACTTGGCTACATTGATGCTAATGGTGTAAGAAAAACCATGAGCGGAATTAGCGGTGCCGGCGCTCCTGACGTGAAAGGAGGAGGTATTGCCTCTTGGTACGGTGGCGACATGATTGACGCCGAGATAAAAGGCAACGAAACAAAGACTAACAGAGCGAGGACATTGTTCAGATTTGACGGATCGGGGTATGCTTCTGACGGACAAATCTCTTGGGATAAGGACGGGAATGTAACATTGGGTACAGGCGTTGTTATATATACTGGGAACGGACAACTTAACAGCACATTGAACACAATTCTGAATTTTATAACGAAAATAAACACATTCCTTGTCCCAGCAAAGGCAGACGGTACAGAACTAACATGGGCAGAAGCCACAAAAGAAAATACCGTTGCAATAAAGACCAAGAGTGTCGGTTTCTATTCAGATACGTTCGTTAGTGCATTGGGCTTAAACCCATCAGGAGGAACAAGCTCGGGTGGTGGACTTATCGAAACGGTTTACGGTTACGATAACTTAGGTGGAAGTTTTAACAACTCTGTCTTAACGGACACATTTAACGCATACACTATCAGCAGGATTGCCGCACGGGTATCCTCACTTGAAAACGGCTCTGCATTGAATGTAAATGTTACAGGCAACGGGAATGTCTTGACAAATATATCAAAGGCTGGGACAACCATAACGGCCACGAAAGGCATAACAGCGTTGACTGCACATCAGGCAGTTGTAAATAAAGCCGCAACACTCACATGGAATACCGCTGTAACAGTAGCGACAGTCGGGGCTACAAACATAACGGTAAAACTCCCTGCTAACCCTAACACCGACACTCATTGGACCACACACTTGTATGCCGGCAGCGGCACAGCGGCTAATGCGGCCACGACAAATGGAAACACCAAACTCGCTATTACGGACAATTCAACAGTGAGGAATACCGTAACATTTAAAGGTACGGGCAGCACAACCGTAACATCAGACGCAAGTGGGGTAATAACAATAAACAGCCTTAATACAAATACGACAAATACTGCGGGAAGCACTGATACGTCAAGTAAGATTTTCCTGATCGGCGCGACTTCGCAGGCGGCCAACCCACAAACTTATAGCCACGATACGGCTTTTGTGGGGACCGACGGATGCCTTTACTCGGGAGGAGCTAAGGTCCTAACCTCGCACCAAAGTCTGGCAAACTACTACACTAAGGGCGAAGCGGACGGAAGATATGTAAACCTCACGGGGGCGCAGACGATAAGCGGACTTAAATCATTCAGCGGCAGGGTTAGGATTATAGGAGAAGCCGCAACCCCCGCATGGAACGTCCCGTGTGCCCTGACTTTCGCAATAAATACGAAAGACGACCAAGCTGTATCGCTTGTTTATTCCGATTATGACAGTTACCGTGCTCCCGCAGGATTGAAACTCATGGGCTCACAAGGCAACGAATGGCTCGAAGCTCCGAGATTTATCAAAACGGGCGGCACAAACTCACAATTCCTCATGGCGGACGGTAATGTAACAGAAAAAACAAGTCTTTTCACGAATTTTAGTCTTAGCAACTCACAGCTGACAGCAACAATAGGCGGAGTGTCAAAAACGGTGGAGACCGTATTGTCAAAGCGCAGTGGTGGCTATACTTCAATGAATGATGTGGCAGCCCTCGGCAACTGTATGGGTATGACAGAGCTTTCGGGAACAGATACGACCATAAACCCGAACGCGCAGACGGGGTGGCATCATTTTATAAACTTATCGTACAATTACGAAAGCACTAATATGTGGCAGACACAGTTCGCCATAAAAGCGGGCACAACAAAAGTTTGGGTGCGCTCGCGTGCTGGCGGCACTGTTACTAACGGTACGGCTTGGGTCGCCCCTTGGGTTCAGCTTGCACGCATGACTGACATTGTTTGGAATAACTTGTCAGGGAAGCCAAACACAATAGGAGGATACGGTATAACGGATGCTTACACTAAAACGGATGCTGATAACCGTTATGTTAATGTTAGCGGAGATACGATGACGGGAACGCTTGCGCTGAAAACTGGCGCAAACCATTCGGGCTTGCGTTTCAACAACAACTACATCACGGAACTGGGAGGTAATATAATATTCCAAAAACTGACAGCAATACGCTTCGGCACATCAGATGCTTGGAACTGGGATGATTGGGCTGGCATAAAGTACGACACGGCAGCAAAACATCTTTATATCGGTTTTCCCGACAATACGGCGTTCAACCACAACGGCACGGCATCGACGGGAGCACTCACGCTGGCGGGCGTGACGCATCTTGACATTCCAAAGGGCAACAAGATTACATTGGGCGGTGGCACGATAGAGTGGGACGCGACTAACAAGGGGTTCAAGTTCACGGGCGGCGTTTACTCGACGACATACGTATCTGCCCTCGGTATAAATCCGTCTGGTGGGAGCAGTAGCGGTGGAAGTGGCGGTTTAGTCGAAAGCATTTATAGGTGGACAGACCTCGGCAAGAGTTTTTCGGATGCCAACAATGACACCTTTAATGCTTATACAATTAATAAGATACGGCAAGACCTGTTAAGCGCTGACAACGAACTTAGTAGGCGTATAGCATCATTAGAGGGCGGCAGCGCAACATCTATAACCACAACGGGCAGCGGAAACGCTATAACCGCAATATCAAAAAGCGGAACGGTTATAACGGCGACTAAGGGAGCAACGTTCTTGACCGCACACCAGCCGCTTGACCATATAAATCCCACTTCATGTCCTCAATCGCTCGCCAACGCATCAACAAGCAACACAAGAGTTTATTACAATAGCAGCGGTAATAGCATTGCAGACAAGCCGAGCGGTGTTGACGCTTTCGGTATGATGACGCTTAAAGCGGCATTCGGATGGACGGGGCAGATATTGGTATCATCTAACACCGCCACGGGATTGTATTGGCGTGTTGCGAACAACTCATTTAACGGTGGTTGGCGCACGGTTCTTGACAGCGCGAATTACACGTCGTTCGTTAAGACGTACACTTTGACATTACAGAAGAACGGCACGACGGTGGGCACATATACTCCTAACAGCAAGGCGGTGACATTGAACATCACCGACGTGGCGAGCGCAGCGACATTATCAAGCCATATAGGTAACACTACTATGCACATTACGGCAGCAGAGCGGACAAAGTGGAACAACACATCGGACACGCTCAGCTCTAATTATGTAACGCTGAGCACACAGCAAACCATTTCAGGGCAAAAGTTTTTTAGCAGGCCAATAAGACTAAGCACTCAGACGGCAACGTGGCTTAACGGTATGAATGGAGCCTCAGCTATTGACTTCCCAACAACTGGTTACAACGCCTTAGCGCACTGGAAAACTAAAAATGGGCATATTTCTATAAGTCATTATAGTGATGGTGGTGAGAATTTGATTTTCGGCTACATGACAAATAGCCAAGTAACAAACAATTCAAATTCTTTAAATGCTAGAATTGATTTTCTGATGCCTACTGGGACTATCCAAGCTAATAGTTTTAAGATAATAAATGGCGCTGCGAATCAAATATTAATGGCAGACGGAAGCATTAAAGCCTTATCTGACATTACATCTGCTTATGTAACATCATTAGGCATTAACGGCAATCACCTCACATGGACGAAGAATGGTACTACTAATAATATCACTGTGCCGTATGCAAGCAATGCGGAAAACCTTGACGGTCTTAATTCTACTTCATTTATACGCACAAATGGTAGTAGTAAATATTGTTCAATTGGTTGCAAATATGTTGACGACTATATTATAAACGGATATAAACTTGTATGCGGATTTTCATTAGGAGCATGGGAAGTAAGCAGAATGGTTCTTGCAATATCTTCAAGACACAATTGTTCTGGAATATTAAACATAACACTTTCTTCTAGAGATTCTGCAAGTTTGGATAAAGGTATTTATACTGATATTTGTTTTAATGGTGGTACTCTTGAAACTGATGCTACTAATTGGCGTGCTTTTTATAATAAAACTACACATGTATTCAGATTGTATGCTTATCTGTATGATCATACAAATATATCTATAAACGTATTATTAAGATTAGGTCCAATTCCATTGCCGTCAGACGGAACATTTACTAAAACATTACCCAATGATGTAGGTGACCAATTAGAAATCAAATATAATATAGCTGATGCATTAAATACACCTCGTACTATAAACGGAACTAATTTTGACGGTACTGCGAATATCACAACGGCTAATTGGGGAACGGCACGGAACATAAGCATCCGCGACAATGCGAACGCGCATACGGGTACTGCGGTGTCGGTAAACGGAAGCGGCAACGTAACGCTTATACTCCCTGCCACAATCAGCGCAACACTTTCAGGCAACGCATCGACGGCCACGGCCTTACAGACAGCAAGGACGATATGGGGGCAGAGTTTCAACGGCACGGGGAACGTCAGCGGAAATATGACAGGAGTAGGCAGCATAAATATGAGCGGACAACTTACGCTTAATAACAAGATGCTCGTCAGAATGAACAATGATGCCACGTTGAAGATATACCCTATCACGTCTCATGTAAACAGCAGTTGGGGTCCCGAAACAGTTGGCATACAGACCTGTTTTGATAACACCGACGGAGAGACGTCTAATTATGTAACTCTATATAACAATAGATGTGTGCTTGCCTTACAGCCACGGGGCGGAAGTGTCGGCATCGGGACGTCTGCGCCATCATCAAAATTACACGTTAACGGTGATAGCTTCCTCGTCGGGAATGTTAAAACGAACAACGCATTTAGCACGATTAATGGTCTTGTATATGCAGAACTATATAACGATTGTTGGACTGATGATTTGGGGTATAAGCACTATTGGTACGGTATAGATTTTAAACCAAATAAAGAAAATACGGCTGTAAGAACAATACTCTCGGGAGCGGGCGGTTTACTACTTCATGGATGGAACGCTATGTTGGAAATGTCAAATTATGTACATTCCAATGTCGGCATATACTCAGACAGTTTTGTATCTGCTATGGGCTTAAATTCAAGCTCGGATATAAGATTGAAAAACATTCTTAACGATGTGAATTTACCGTTGTACACGATAGCAAATGCTCCGTCGGTCGTGTTCAAATGGAAAAAGAACGATGAAAAAGCCGTCGGGTCAATAGCTCAATATTGGCAGAATATTTTACCCGAAGCCGTACATGAACATGAAGGATATTTGGAAATGCAATATGACGTTATAGCGTTGCTTTCGGCTATATCCATTGCGAAAAGAGCACAAGACCACGAGAGGCGCATTAAGATATTGGAAGAGGAGAATGTGAGACTAAAAGAGGAAATTTATAAACTAAAAACAGTATGACATATCAAAACGGTTATATAACTTCGCCTGTAAGTATAAATGATGTCAGGCAGGCACTCGGCGAGAGTACAACTGACTTAGGTAGATTGTGTAAAAGCAGCAAAGTGAATATGTGGTGTAAATGGAAGCCTGTCAGTTATCCAAGTTTCAGCGAGACTGACAAATCTAAATTGGGTGAGGGCATAAGCTATTCAAACATGGAGGATACGCCTGAAAGTATAGCTCTATCTTCTCCTGGCTCTTTTTCATGGAGTTGGGACATGCCAACTGGAGGGGTAAATTCACCATATCGTTTAACTGATTTTCAAGGGTATAACACAGCGTGTATATGTCCAGCTAAAATCAAAACTTTCGATGAGACGTGGGGAGATAGAAGCCAAGTAGCAGCAGTTGAAGTAAAAACAGATTCAGAATTACCGACAGGGAATGTATCTGTTTCAGGTGTATTCAGTAAATCAGACGGCAAAGGTAATTATAGATATGGTGATTACCGTGTAACGCTGGCGATAACTGATATAAATGCTACCAAAGTGTTTTGCTATTTATTTGCCGAAGAACCTCTCAAATATAATATATTCGGCTTTAACGCCACACAAAAAACAGAAGTAACGGCGTTAGGGCGTGCTCTTAAAGATAAATATAAATTAACAAACAATACCATATATCGTGGCGTATTGATGTTGACAAATTATCCGGGGAGCAATTTTGATATGATTGACTTTGACCCTGATTTGATATTGGGGGCCACCCCGGAAGAAATGAACTCGTCGGGAGCGAACGGGGTCGCTCTTGAACTCGAAGCAGGTATAAACCAATTTTCATTCACTTTCCATAAATCGTATTTGGACGACCAAATGAGAGCATACCTGTACTCGTCAGGTATGAACTTCTATAAGCAAGTTGACACAGGTAATAGATATAAGGCAAATATTTATAAAGTAATGTTTTTCGATTTTTATGCAAATTACAACTTGGCACATCTCCTTGCTACGCAAGGTGAATGGAAATTGGAATATAGAGTGTATTCTTATCACCAGCCCGTATCTTACCCCAATAACTTAGGAAGCGCGGGTTATGTACCTGACGGGGATTTTGTTTATGACCGAACTTATACCGTAATCCCGTGGAACCCAGGAACAAATTTAATAGCGGCTGACGACGGCCCCGATTATACCGAGAATACTCCGAGCTACCGATATTGGATAGATGTAACATGGGCTCTGCCACACATTGATGTAAATATAAAGAATGGTAGTAGTACAAACACTGAGAGAATCCCGTATGCCCCTATACTCTTTGACAGCTCCGATTCTGTGCATGAGGTTTATGTTTATTTTTGGATTCGACAAAGCAAAGATAATTCAACAGCAGTAATAGCAGCTTACGACCACATGCAAGCAAGAGCAGGCCAGAATTATTTTTACGAAGACGAAAGCGTAAGACCTGACTAAGGATTAAACCATAACGATTTTAAGATGAAAGCAGATTTGATTATCAGAGGCAATTTGATTGCCGAAAAATTTTCGGGGGGGGGTAATTTTTACTGCCTATTTCCCGAAGAGGATTTAGAGATTGACGAGCATTCCATTGTTATAAATGGTGATGTAACTGTCAGAAGTTTTGAGTATGGCAACATGACCGTCGCCGTTACCGGCATTGCGACGGAGAAAGGAGGCGGTCATGCCAACTAATAACGGTAAAATAACAGCTCCCGTTTCAGTGGAAGATGTAAAGCGAACGCTTGGAGTGGCAAGCAACGATATTGGTTACTTATGCAGCGACCAACACGGTAAAATTAATATATGGTCGCTAAACAAGCCAGTTGACTATCCCGCACTAATACTTCCCGATGATTACGATGTTGTAGTACAAAGCAACCAAGGTATCAGACATAAGGAATATAAGACCCTTAACGATTTAATGAATGCGCTCGACCGAGAACAATATATGAACGAGTGGTCTTATTCCAACGTACCACAAGGGGGCAAAAACTCACCCTACCGTCTGACGGATTTTGTGGGATATGACCACAACGCAAAGCCCCCGATTTATCGGTTTGTTTTTCCGAGTGCTGCCATACAGGACGGAACAATACATGTGGAAATACAACAAAATAAAATAAGCAGTGCCGATGTAAATCAAATGTCAATTCAAAGTTTTGCTTTTCTAAACGATTGCCATTTCGGTTTTCTTTTTGCACATCCGTATTGGGATTATGGCGAAAACTGGGGCGGCCGCGATTGGGCGAGATGCGCATTTGTATCACCTAAAACAGTAATAAACGACAGCTTTGTATATGACGTTGATTTATCCCTTTATTCACAAGGCGGTAATGTCAACCCTTATAGTGTCTATCCTTTTTTCGTAAAAGGTGTTAGCGAATATAAAGAATATGGCCCTATTGTAGGCGGTTCTGCGGAGGTATTACACACATATACGAGTATCGGCTCAAATTCTGTTTACTACACATTTCCAGGAATAGGGATGCAAACCTTTAACGCCCCCACCGCAGACAGAGGATTGTTAACTCATACATACATGGAAGTTGCGGGAATGGAAATGTACGAGGGTAACAATAACTCGATTGACTTGTTAATAGAAATAGCCAATGAGGCAAACATGCCGATTACCTTAAAAGAGAATTATATTTATATTCTTTTTGCGGATTCGTCAACAGATAACAACTCGAGGCATCTACAAGACGGGGAGACAAAATACAAGTTAGAGGATTTTACATTGGATATAAACGAACAAAAGGTGTTAAATAAAGGTTTTATACCTTTCTCCGATAAGATTTTAGCGCAAAAAAAAATGAAAATACTCTTTTCGTGGGGTAATGGCGCGGACGGCTACGTAAGGACAATAACTTTTTGATATAAAAAAAGGAGGTAGCTCTTACAACCTCCTTTCCCCATTTTTTAGACAAGTATTTCTTCAATCGATGTAATCTCACTTAAAGTCCAATCATTACTTGTCATAAGTCTCCCGAACGCTTCCTCCGTCAGCGCTTCAAATGTCAGTTCATTTTCTTTTGCCGCTTCTTCTTTAAGACAAGAAGAAATCTTGTCGTTATATTCACTAAAATACTTGTTTACGGCAATCTTTTCTTCTTCCGTGAGGGTAGTATCTTTACCCTCGTTTTGCCATTTCTGCGCCTTTTCTATCATCTTATCATGCTCTTCTCCTTTTAGCTTTTCTCCCGCGTCTTTTTTAAAGTCTTCATAAGCGGTTGCAATGCTTTTGAGTTGTTTCAACGCCTTTATGACTTTGAATTTGTCGGCATCTTCCATTTTGGTGATTTTTGCGTCGGCGAGTTTGGCGTAAACTTCTGATATTTGTTTTGTAGTTACCTTTTTCATATTCTTCTGTTATTTAAATAGCACTCTGTCCCACGGCGGCCATAAACTCGTCTACGGCAGTCATTATCTCAATTTTCTGCGCCGTTGTTGAAACATTATTAAACGAGATATTGCTATCATTCTCACTATATTGCGAGAACGAAGCTACATAACTCTCTCCGTATTTAACTTGACCGTTATCAACAGAGTTTGCTTTTCCCTCATAAATGTTGGCGTCGCCTGTTATTGTGTACTTGGCATCGCCTGTAACGCCCTCAAAACGTACTTTTTGGCTTATAACAGCCTTCTTTGTTACTTCCATTGTTTTTAATTTATTAATTAATAATTGTAAGATGTTTTCTTTATGATATTCAGTCTCTTTTCGCTTCTCTGCTTTTCCATCTTGCTTTTCAACGCTAAAATCTCGGAACGTTTGAAGCCTACCTTTTGATTGTGCATTATTACTTGTTTTATCCCGTTACGGTCGAGGAGCTTTTTCAACTTTACTCTATTTGTAACGGAAATGCGCAGTTCCTTACACGCTTTATCGTATGTGAGCAAGTCATTGTCGTTATATCTATTCGCGGAGTTGTTGTTTATAGTTGCGATTGTATCTGTCAAGGCTTCCTCGTTACAATTGCCGTTTATGATATTGTTTAAAGCGTCCGACAGATATTTCACTGCCTGCCTTAGCACAATCGGCAACTTGTCTATCTTGTTTTGTTCCTCATCCGTGAAAATCATAACCTCTGCTTCTGACTAATTTGCGTATTTTGTAATAGTGGCGCAAGGCGAGGACGAGAGGGATAAACCATGCGAGGCAAATAAACGTGGTGGATAATATGATCACCGCATCCGTTGAAAATATGTCATAAGCATAATCTATACGGGATAACGCATCCGACGCTGACAAGTTCCATGCCGTATATTTGATATACTTACAATGATACTTACCTTGCACGGAAATAAACGAGCATACACAAAGCTCAAACAGCACGATATAAGCGTCATTAAAGAACTCTATACCGTACCACGCCAACGCATACACGATTGTAAAATACAACGCCGTGAATATGACGGTCAGCCTTACAAGAAACTTAGGTAGCTTTCCCATTGTTTATCTGTTTTTTGCGCACAACAGCCATTTTCTTTAAAAGTCCTCCGTTACTACTCGTTCTCGGTTTTTTCTTCGCCGCCACTTTCACCCGTGCTACTTTCTTTCCCATTGTCCGCCTCCTTTACCTGTTCCGCCATTTCGTCGAGCACCTCCGCCGTTCTCGCCTGCTCCGCATTTGCAATGTGGTCTTCCGGCGTTTCTTCTTTAAGCACCTGTTTCATCAAATCGTCGCTCACCTCCATAAACTTCTCGAGGTATTTTGTCGCCGTCTCAAACAGAATGACGGGAGACAAAGACGCTCCCACAGGTATCTGTAATGTATGCGTCCAAGCCGACATATATTGGTCGAATACCTTTTTGTCTTCTTCGCTCTCCTCCGACAAATGGTCGTATTTCGCAAGCAAATCATTTAATGAGCCATAGAGCGACATACAACGCGGCTCTACAAAAGTATTGAAGCCGCCTTTTGTCTGAAACAGTATGCCGTTGTTACATACCTTAAACACAAACGTATCAAAGTCATACTCCTTGATAACGTCCTTACAACGCACCTCCAACTCAATCGGCTCAACGTCCAACTGACCTTTTAATGACAATATATCGTCTATAAGGGTTGTTGTGAAATGCGCGTCATTCGCGTTTGCAATAAGATTCTTACGCTTTTGTTCGAGCTTTTCTGCCAGCTGCTTGTCTCTTTGTTCTTTTAGCTTCTTCATTCTTTGCCCTTTCTTTTATCTCTTTTTCCTTTTCTTGTCTCTTGGCCTCTCTTTCCGCCTCTTCTCTCTTCGCGCGCTCCGCAGCCTCAGCCTCTCTCTTCGCGCGCATTTCCATGTAATCGGCGCGCAGCTCTTCCCGCAGCTGGTCTTGTATGCTATGCTTTATTACAAGCGACTTTATCGCGGCCTTACTTTCTTCCGTTCCCTCATCAAACAAACGATTTAAATAATCATCGTTTTCACCCGAACGGGACAAATACGCTTTCACCTCATCCCTCACGTTAAAACTCGGAATGTAGTTTTTGTCAAGAACCGAAAGAGGATGTATGCTTAAAACCCGTACTATCTGCGCCACCGTACCGAAGCTCTTTTTTATCTGCGGCGTGTTCGTGCCGTCATTAATCGCATAACAATATGATTCCTGATTGTTCGTTTTCAATACGCGGACTAATGCACGTACAAATATCTCGCCGTCTTTCAGTTCGGGCGGCAAGTCCTTACATTTGACCGCTTCCAGCGCGGCAAGCAGGGATTCTTTCTCTAAATAACTACTCATAACTCACTTCAATTTGTACCCGACATTTACGCCAAGGTAAGGTTTCTTATTGGATGCGCCTATCACCGCTCCGTAAATTATCCGTTTTTGGACGAAATTAAGCCCCACAGACGGAATAAAACGCCCGTCGTGGGTATTTATACCCGCAACGAGAAAGAGGCCATCAGAGGGCGTTTTTACGCTTTCTTTGACTACCTCCCTTTGAATAGTTGTGATATACTTTGTATTAGTATAGACTTCTATGCTGTCTAAGCTGACATCTATGCCGCTTACCCAAGCCATATAGGTGCTATCACGGTACATTTTCTCCTCGCGGAGCAGGGTATCACGCTCCCCACGTAAAAAAACAGTGTCGCGAACAAACACCTTGTATGGTTTGGGACTATTATGACAGAATATTGTATCTTTTACACTTATTGTATCGGTATAAAAAAGGGTATCGCGTCTTTCTATGACATTCTCGCCGTCTGTAATACATTTGTGCCGAAGAACAATCGACAGTAAGGGCATTAATACGACCAATACTATCGTCAACGTAAGAATGATAATCTTGTTATTCTTCATATCACAATGTATTATTGATTTTAATTACCTCCCGATGTACTGCCTGCGGGAACTTGCGACGTTGAAAAGCTCCTGCCAAAAACGTTCTGAAAAGTATATTCTATATGACGATAGCGGCATCCGCTGTATAACAGCTCACCTGTAACTTTTGGAGCTTCTATAAGCACAAGTGTAACGTATCTGTTTCGGAAATTGTCGTGCCACTCTATCTTTTTGCCGCTCACGGCCTCGAAGAAAGTTCGCTCGTTGTCCTGTACGTCCATTCTGTCCGCAGACACGGCGGGGAAAAGGAGGTTTATTTTTATCTTTGTGTTCTCATACGCTATTTGGGTAGGCAGATATACACGCAGCTCGTCCGTTTCGGCGTAACTTTCGGTATATATGTTTTTGGCCTTGCCATTCTCGCTTATTCCAGTCGCCTTTACATACTTGCATTTGTAAGTAGCCTCGACATCCACGGGGGCGGTATCAATCCCGTATCGCTGTATGTAGAACTTAAAATCACTCATCGCTTCCCTCCTCTAAAACGCACCTTACATCGGGGGCGGGCGAGACATAACAAGAGCCGTGCCGATAGACGTGGCATACGCCCGCCCCTTCTATCCGTACCTTACTGTCAACAATATGGATTTTACACACATGATATTCCGGCACGGTTATCGTTATATTGCAACCTATTATAGCCAAAAGCGTTGTCCGGGCGATCATCTCGCCATTGTAAAGGCAATACACTTCCGTATCATAACCATTCTGTTCCGATACGTACCGTCCGTTTATGAAAGCCTTGAATCTCGAGGCGATATATTCGGGTGTCAGACCCCATTTCTCAATGATAGAACGGCAGAGATAGGGCATACCATTGGAATCCATACAGAAGTCAAAGAGCTGCTTGTTGCTTTGACAAGCGTCCCATTTCTCGCTGTATTCCGCGCATAAATCGCGCATACGTGCATTTTCCCTAAACTGCTCTAATTCGTTCATGTCGACAAAGTTAAGACTTTTGCACTTAAAAAACAAACTTTTGCACCGATTTTTTAAAACGGAGCGTCATCAGTAGGCGGAGCAAACGGCATATCGGGCGGGCAAGGCGGTGGCGGCGGGGTCTCTTGTAACGTCATTTCCACTTGCGAGGACTGTATTTTGTTTAAGATATAATTAGAGTTATCCCACGCCACTTCCATTGTAGATATGTCATATCCACTTTTTCTTAAGGTGTCAGCGTCCTCAATCTCGACGTACCGCCCGTTGCGCAAATTAAACTTAAACGTGGCGCGCCCTTTGCTCCCCAAATGTCTGAATTTTATCTTTGTGACGTGCAATTCAGCATAATTTTCTGTCTCGTTCCGCCACACGGTCAGCCCGATGTCTGCCTTGTCGTAAATTTCCGACGCCCCCTTGCAGTTGTAAAGGTCGCATACGGGATATAAGCCGCTTTCGAGTTTTGTCATTTTCGTGGGGTGCATGACAAGAAAAACGGCAACGCTGTATTTGCGGGCAAACCACCTAATCCGTTGCAAAAATTCTGAAATATACTCATCCTGCTTTACACTTTTCTTTTCTTTGTCCGTAAGTGCATTAAAAGGGTCTATCACGAACGCCTTTATGCCTTTTTTCTTGATAAGATAGCGTGCCCTGTCCAGTACCGATGAAATATCCGTGTCATCGGGGTCTATCCAAAAGAAATTGTCCGCCACATACTCTTTCATCTTTTCATAAACCTGCAATGTGTAGTTTTTAGTCCCAAAACGCTGCCCGCCTAACGTTTCCATAATCTGCGATATGTGCAAAATTACAGGATAAAATTCGGGGCTAAAAAAAGCGGTTTTCCAATGTTGGAATATATTAAGCCTTACAAGGAGATAGTTCAACAGATAAGTCTTCCCATGGGTCGGCACACCCGTAACGACAACTAACATACCTGTTTGAAAAGATAATATTTCATCCACGCTCGGTATGCCAACCGTTGCGCCCTTTTGCATACCGTCACGGAAAAGAATATCAAGACTATCCTCAACGTCATACAGTCCCATAACGCCCTCCATAGTTAGCTCTGTGAAGTTCTCAAAACAGCCCTTTACCGCCTCACGTCCATGTTTGACAAGAACCTCGTTTATATCCTTGCAGTCTTTCGGATAGTCTATTATACGGCATTTCTCCTTGCCGAAACGGCGTATAAGCTCATCGCGAGCCTCCAGCCCTTTCCTGTCACTGTCGGTCGAGACATATATCACATCGAGCTTATCAAAGTGGCTGTCAACGAAATCATCGAGCCACCCCATGTTTAGGTTAGCTCCGTTCGGCATTGATACAACGTGCTTGTAGCCGCACTCTATATACGATATGCAATCAATCTCGCCCTCTGTGATTATGGCATATTTTTCTTCACCCTCATTATAGCTGTCGGGGGATATGCTGTTTATGTTGTACGGTATGAGCTGCGCATTAGGTGTAAGCGCAAAACTTTTGTCCCGTGTCCTGTGCTTTACGTTTATAAGCTCGTCTTCGAGGTAGAAATTGAACGCTATACACCCCATTTTCTTCTTGTATTTCGGGATATATCCGGCCTCCTGTGTTATTCTCGCCTCTTTAAGCGTGGATTCCGATATTCCACGCTCCTTGAAATACGTCAAGAACGAATCAGAGAACTCCTTACGCACTTCTTCCTCTTTTTTGACGGGCTTGACATATTCTTTTTCTTTTTTCTGCGGCATAAAATTTCTTTTATAAGATTTTGAAGGATTGAGTACGTCCTCCATACGTGACTTGAAATGTCCCTTGGCTCCACAATAATGGCAGTGATATACAAGTTCCGCCGTATTAATAGACAGTGCCTTGTCCCTTTTGTCAGAACGGGTGTCATGGCAGAACGGACAGATAGCCTTGATATTGCGCCCCCCGCCATTCTGTATGAGGTATTGATAATCCTCAATATACAACACGTGTTCGTCAGAATAATCGCCCATTATAAATCCCAGCTGTTTGTCTCGTAATTATATTCCACGTACAATCTGTCTCTTTCCGGAGCGTTCATCGGTATCTTATGCCATTTGTTATCATTGTCAGACTGATACCACCGCTCACCATTCACAATGATAGTTCCGTCTCCGAAATCCACAACCCAACGCTTGTATTTGATAAACCAGTCGTGTTTGTCGTCCGGACGCATGGGGACTTGTTCGGGTGACAGCTCGTCTATATAGTCAATCTGCCCGTTAGCCATACGGTATGTGACACGTCCGCCCTCTATCCACGTGCCGTCCTCACGTTTGTTATCATTTTGCGGATTATTTACTTTTACAGGCTCTGCCGCAATGCTCGGTGTATATCTGGGTGTGCCGTATTTGCGTGGCTTAAAAACGATATTTTTGTCAAAGTTCTTTTTCAGTGTGGCAATCATATCCATATTTTTAGACTTTGCCTTACATTTCTTTTGCCATGCTTCTTCCAGCCCCCAATATGAGTAAACCATATTGTCGAGTGTTTTGTCGTAATCGACGTTCTCATGCACCCCCTCCATTTGGGCACGATATACGTTATCCGCCTTTAACTTCTCTTTCGCCGCATTTGTCTCTTTCAGATATATGCCGAAGTCGTTTCTCCATGTTTTTTCTTCTGCAAAAACAGATTTTCCGGCACTTTCTTTTGAAGAACTGTGTTCTTCTTTTTCTTTAGGTAAATTGTCATTAGGTATGTTGTCTTTATCGACAACCCTGCCTTGACTTTCAAGACAACCCTGCCTTGTCACAAATGACAAGGCAGCCTTAACCCACCTTTTACGCCCGTCAAACCTCGTTTTGATAACATAGCCTTTATTTATCAATGAGGATAAAATCCTGTTCGCACTTGTTTCCGTTACACCGAGTAACTTTGCTATATATTCGTTTGAAATATAGCAATCCTTTTCTTTTGACGTAAAGCTGTCAATTTCCATGAAAAGGATTTTTTCATTCCATGTTAAATTCCCGTCCGTCCAAATTCCAATGGGTATAAATATACCCTTGACTTCTCTTGTTTGCTCGTTCATTTCGCCAACAGATTAAGTTACGCTGACAATATAAAGAAAGTGACGGAGGAAGGCCTGTCAGCTTCACCTTGTCGGCGGTCAATTACCCCCGCCTATCCTCGTCACTTGCAAAGATAATGCTTTTACTAAAACACAAAAAAATTATTATCAATCTATCCTCATCGGCATGAGCAAAAAGACGTCCTTGCACCCATCATTATCCGTCCGAGTAATGGATACAGCGCGTTCGGGCGTGGATTTGCGCATCACCGCCTCCTCGTCGCCGAAAGAGGACAATATCTGTAAGAAAGTAACGCCCTTTAAACCGAATGGCTCCACATTGTCCCCCGTAAATGGCACAAGTTCCTCGCCAGACTTGTGAAAGTCGAAATCCTCCGCAGTGGCCTTTATGAGCATCCCGTCCGTATCAAAGCACACGAGACCTGAAGCAGTGGATGCCTGCGGTAACAGGCGCCGCATGGCTCCTATCATGCCTTCGCGGCTGAATTTAAGCGTATAGGGGTCTTCTTTCGGTATTACGCTCCATATATTCGGATACTTCCCGTCAATCAAAAGGGAAGTTATCTTGATAAAGGGTGTAGAAAATACAATTACAGACTTGCCCACGGTAAGCTCCACCGGCTCTTCTACGCTGCTTGTCCCGTTTAAAAGAGCCATGACGGCGGCACGGTTTATTATAACACGGAAATCCGGGATGTTTTCAATCTCTCTCTCGGAACAGAACAGTTTATGCCCGTCTGAGGCCGCAGCACCTACTTTCCCGCCCTCGGAATATAACAAAATGCCGTTCATAACGGGCCGTAGGGTATCGCTCGCCGTAAAATCCGAAGCTACCGACAGCCACCGGGCCAATATCCCCGAGGGTAACGACATCTTTACCGTTTTGCCCTCTAAAACGGGGCCGACGGGGAAATCATCGACGGGAATATACGGCAAAACACTCTTACCATGCGCATGACACACCGTTATTTCCTGCCTTTCCTCGGCATCGACCTCCAATTTCACGGTCTCGTCCCCAATAAGCGACAATATATTAGACAAATCCTTTGTATTTACACAAAAACGGGTATCACCACCGGAAGACGAAACCAAATCCCCGTAACACCGGGCCGCATTCTCGTTATCCGTACTCTCAACCCTTATCCTTTTATCCTTTGTAACACACTTCACATCCTCCAATATCGGCAGCATCTTGTTCTTTCCACAAAATGCACCGGCGCGTTTCAACAAAGCGATAAAGGACTTCCTGTTTACTTCAATGCTGCTAACAGCCATGATTACAAACTCCCTCCTTTCTCACTACTACGGCGTATAAACTTCATCCCGTCAATCTCTACAAGGTCCACCTTTCCCTGATGTATAAGTTTGTACACCATTGACACGCTGATGCCGCTCTCCGCAGCATACGTGCTTACCTTAACCAAGTCTTCCTTCTTCTCTTTCTCCATTGTTGTTTATCTGACAAATTAAAAATCATGCCACAAAAGTACAAAGTTTTACACTACTAACCAAATTTCCAACGGGAAATATCAAAAATAAAAATCAGGTTTACCTATCTATCACAGACAAATAAACCCGACAACAATAATAACCAAATTCTAAATCTCTAAAACTACAAAGTACTGCTTATCTCAAATTGCAACCGCAAATATAACCCTTTTTCAATAAACTAACAAGGGTTCCTGAAAAAATAACACAAAAAAAACGCAGCTATTATCACTAACCACTGCGCCAAGCGTAAAAATGTAAAAACAAAACTAACCTAAAAAACAATTACCTATTGATTGATGCAATCAAAAACACATTCGGCACAAATGTACAACTTCTCACACAAATATGCAACAACTTACGGATTATTTTCCCAAAACTTAAATATTTGCGTTCTAAGACGTTATTTTCACCCAAGGCTATAAACTATACCAAAAAGATATTTAAACATAATAGAGACAAAGGAAATGGCCTCAAACGAAAAATTATAAGATAATACATAATACAAACAAAACAAAATACAAAAACAATACAAGTAGATAACTACACAAGCCGGCACAACACCCGGATCCGAACGAAACAAGCACCAAACGCGCAGAAAAGACTAAAATAACGCGCATTTAAAACAAAACGTATTTAAAAAACTCTAAGGCTCTTTCTCGAGCAAAGCAAACAACTACGCCCCAAACACAAAATATACGCCTAAAACGAAAAGAAATAGCCTTAAATCAAATCCTATAAGATAACACCTGTAACGAAAAATAAAAATAAAAATAAAAATAAAAATAAAAATAAAAATAAAAATAAAAATAAAAATTGAGAAAGAGCTGATTTTTTACGAGGTGCCCAAATACGGGGGGGGTACGGATGCCATAAAGGCCGGCCGGGGCTGTCAGAGGGCACGAAAAAGGGCATACGATGTAGATATACGAGCAAACGAACGTTACGCACGCATATTACAGGTATATTCACACCGACGAAAAGATTTGCATTGCGAGTTTTCAGACGGGCCGCGCAATATTTTATTTTCGCTTGTGAAAAACTTTTTGTTACTTTATAGTTTCTTTGTAAACTTTTTGTCAAAAAAGAGTTTTGTGTTATGAAAACTTTACTCCTTGTTTAAGTTTTTTATTTTATTGAAAACTATTTTAAGCGTAAAAGTTTTTTTGTTATATAAATAAGGTAAAAATAAATAGCAATAAATGATAAATACCATTATGATAAATAGAATGTAAATAAAAAGAAAAACTATTTACCAAAAGAAAAGAGGCGGTATTTGCCGCCTCTTAATGTTTCACGTGAAACAAAGTTTATTTGCTATTTTTTGGGCAATATTCACGATATTCCACGGCGTTTGCGGCCTCGACCTCTGCGAATGGTATTTCCTCTATTATTTCACCATTTTTTAAATAATAAACATCTGTTAGCACTTCTTGCTGCTTCTCGTTGCGTATCTTTGCTTTTGCGGCCCGTTGGAGGGCCTCAAGATAGTCAGATACAGGTTTATAGACCTTAACGGCATATACGCCGTTGTTGCGCTTAATATATGCCGTTGACGGCTTAACATTGAGGCCCTTGCTTTTCCACGGATACAAAGCGTTAACAGCCTCTTTGATGCGCTTAACATTCATCTTTGCGGCTTCGTCATCGGTACACACCAAGAGTGTAGCGAGCATATACCTTTGCTTCGTTGCTTGCGCCATCCGTATTACCTCCGATGCGCTTTTGCGCGCATCTTTTATTAGCTTCACCTCGTTGTTAACATTCTTAACATTTGTTAACATTTCCTTCTTGTTGTTGGCAGCTGCCATCGTAACTAACTTTTTCATATCATTTATTTTTTTGTTATTTCTACTGCAAAGATAGTGCATTAATATATACCCTCCAAATATTTTTACATTTATTAAGAAAATAGTTTATATTTCTTTGTATTTACCCATTTATTAAACACTTGTTTGCATTCGTTTTGCTTTTGTTTACATATCCTTATATATATTATATATAATGTACGCGTACATTATATATAGACGTAACAAAAAGTTTTCCCTTGTGTTTATTTATTCGTGTAAGTCATTGATATTAAACAACTTACATGTAATTAATATTCTTTAACGAAAATAATGATGCGAAAGTTTGCACCATTTAAGAACATTGCGTATCTTTGCAACAAGTACAAAGGCGGCGGCCTCTGAAAGATACATTGACAGTAGCAGGCGGCTATGTGCCGCCGCTGGTGGCAAAACCTGGGAAACCAGGCATCCACTCATCCGGGTGGCTGTGAAAACGGCTATACACGGCGGCGGCGGCAATGTGCTGTTATGTGAATGGTAACAGGCAATGATATTGCAGCAGAACGGGTGTTCTGGCTTGATAGCACGAATTATATCCTTCAATGAACGGTTTAAACCGTTCATTGAATTGCTGTGAATGAATTGTCAACCGAGTTTTTAAGGTTGTGCGGGCAAACTATGTCCGCATGATAACGGGTGAACTCGGTGCATATATAGGGCAAATCGTCTACGATTACGTGTGATTGCGGGCGGACTGCGTACCTGTGTGCGAACAAAAAACAAACTCACTGAATTATAGTCAATTGGTTTGAACTATATCAGTAGGTGAACTATTCATAATTAATTAGTTGAATTGTCGCCGCTGTGGGCGACCGTGGACGGGTAATGCCGTCGCGAGGTTAGGCCGTAAGGGAAATTGCGGGTGAACTATATCCGCATATAAACTCGGCAAACTCCACGGGATGAACCGTGGGGAAAGTACGCAGATGCCCGAATGGGCTGGTAAGGCATGAACTAATAGAGGGGTTATGCGCGGTTCAATTCCGTGCCATGCCGCAAATATTAACCAATTAATTAATGAGATTATGGAAAAATTAGATTTAAGAGATGTTGCTTACGATGAAGGGTTTGGCGTAGTAGAGACCACAAGCGAACGGAACGGCTACCCACGTAATTTGCGTTATGTAATCACGGGGTTCGATACGTTTGAGCAGGCGGAAATGTTGGCAGAGAAGTACGACTTGGATATTATAGAGATAACCAAGCGCAACGGTAACCAGCTATGGGCGAGAAACGGCAAGCAATATGAACCGTTTAAACTACGCGCGGATATGTTTGGCGACGACTATCGGTTTATCCATTACAGGCAATACGATAGCGAGGCCGAATTTATCCATGAAGAGGTTGATCTCGCGTATTTTGATTCCGTCTTGTTTGACGAGATAGAGGACTATGTATTCTGTCGCAAGCAGATATGGGAGAATATCGAAGACCTCGAAGAGAATGAGGCGGTAGTATTACGTGATGGCGCATATTGGGATACGATTAAAGTAGTTTGTACCCAATACACCGAAGACGTAACAACGCATCGAATTGCCCTTATCAACAAGCCGGATTAATTCCGGCACTATTAACCAAAAAAATATACAATTATGGCAAAAAGGATTTTTCAAGACATCAATGATTTACAAGATGAAATGTATCGTGAGGCAGAGAAGAAATATAATGGGGTGTATATTGGCAAGCCACTTGATAATTTCTATTCCCAACTGCATGATAAAGTCGATCCCGAAGTTTACACGTGGTACTTGCTGGAAAGTTGCTGTATAACTATTCCAGTACGATGGATCGTCAACTGTGTAAAAACGATTTGGAAGGACGTGACAACCAAGCAGGTTGTTGGCTGGCTCATTAAGCACAAAAAAGAACGTCACGAATTGCAATTTCCGGCTGAATGGTGTACAGGGATTATATTACCCGACTGAACACTGAACAAGGAGGCGTTAAGCCTCCGCCATTTAACCAATAAATAAACAATTATGATTATGATGACAACAGAGATTAAGGTGGCCGACTGGAATATAGAGGCCATGACCGGCTACGAGCCGAAGACAACGTTTTACACGGACTTCAGTATTGCGGACGCTTTCGGTGGGGCAGCAGTCAGAGACACTTACGAACGTGCGTTTAATGAGTGGAAAAGCGATGTGGTTCACATCACCGAGCTTGCAATGGTGCTAAACTGGAAATCGTGGGAACTGTACGACCGTGGAGACTATGATTTATCACGTTTGTATGCCAGTCTGTGGGAACAAGCCGACACATGGTGCATGGATAATCTGCAAGGTGATGACTTGGATTATTACATAAGGGCTACGGACTGACAGCGATAGGAGGTGTAAGCCTCCACGGCAAACCAAACATTAAGAATTATGAAAGAGTACAAAGTAACATTTAAAGGCTTTACTTCACGTGGCCATGTGGAAGATTCAATCGCCAAGGGTGACAAATCGGAAATACTTGAAATGATAGCCAAAAAGGAAACAGCAAAACAGAACGCACTTGACAATGCAGAGTTTTACGCAAGTGTCAATGACAAAGAAAAGGCGGACACCGAGGCAGCAAGGGCGAGGCGGCTTACTAAAGACATTGAAAAATTAAAACGGGCGGTTAAATAGACCGCCACATATTAACCAAACTTTTAAGAATTATGAAAGTGAATAGAATTTATATGAGGCAGATGCGTATGTATAAGCGTATCGGCGAGAAGTTAGACGGCACGATATTGTCAAACGAGACGTTTTTGTGCGTTGTAGCTGCGTTATTGTTCGTGGGCGGTATATTTATCTGCGGATGACTTTTAGTGGCTCACGAGCAAAATTAAGGCGGTATTTGATAGAGTGCCGCCACCATTATTAACCATTAAAAACATTAAGTTATGAAAACAAGTATTTACCAAGAAGTTGAGAGAATTAAGCAAAGAGAGAAAAAAGAACTCGTGGAGGCCGTTAAAAAACATGGCAAAGAACATGAAAACGGCTTTATGATTGTGTTTGACAAAGAAGACAGACCTATAATTGCCGGATATATTGACGACGAACCATGCGACATAACCATCCGTTCTGTCGAGGTCGACAACAGAGATCACTTGACGCTTCGCGACTTGTATGGCAACAAGATTTATCCTAACAATATCTTTGCGGGGCATCTTGACTTTGTTACAAGCACAATCTTTTCAAAAACAAGATGAAAGCGCCTTGTAAATTAGGCGGGTCCACCCGCCACATTTAACCAATAAGATTACAATTATGAACAAGATTAAAGTACAAGTGAGAAACGAGAACGGTGCTACCATGTTTTATAATGCGAGAAACCAACGTATGGCCTACATTACAAAGGACGAAAATCATATCGGACGATATATCGGACGGCATGGATGCCTTTCGCAATGTGATAACAAGACCTACCCCGAAGCCGTGGAGTTTATTACGGATAGCATCGAGAAACTTTGTGCGGAATTAGGCATCGAAGTGGAGTTTTGCGAGCTTAAAAAGAAATCGAGAGGCGAACAGATAGAGGAAGCAGCACAAGAATATGTAAAAACACAAGGCTTTGTTAGTGATGAATTTGAAGATTCGTTAAATTTAACAGCATTTATCACTGGTGCTAAATGGGCGGATGAACACCGCAACGGCTAAACAAAAGTAGGGCGCAAGCCCTACACTATAAACCATAAAGATTAATTAACTATGCAAAAAAAAAGAATGACAGGACACGGAAAACTTAGATGTGTTACAAAGTACCTGCGGCAATATTTAGATAATAAATGCGACGCAAGCGAGGTTGTGAAACATCTGTTTATAGACGAGGTGTTGCATAAGTTAGCGTATGACGTTATCAAAGAGGCGCAAGGGCGGTGGATTAACACACCGCTCGAGGTGCGCAGCGATGAATATAACGTAACACCTTATGCCGAGGAACTTTGCGCAATACGTGAAAAGTATTCAGACTTGCAATTGCTTCTGATGTATTTAAGACGTACAAACGTGGCGCGAATAAAAGAATGGTTTGTTCTAAAAGATGAGTTCCGACACGTGCCGATAGAGATAAACAGAATACCCGAATGGGGATTTGAGTTTATTTATACGGGCGTAAGAGTTACATTTAATGAGCGGACACGTGAACTTGACTACGAAAAAATCAACGGGGTGGATTAATCCCCGTGCTATTTAACCAATTAAAACTTACAATTATGACAACAAAAGAGGATTTTATCAGACGTTACAATGTAGTAAAAGAAGATGTAATTAAGGCATTAGACGATGCTCTAAAAAAGGCTGTCGGGAACAAGGCTCTTGACTACGACAAAATGAAAGGTAACTATAACGATGTATGTCCGCTTATCGGAGCGGCACTACAAAGGCAACTACATTTCATTTTAGAGGTCGGCAGGGACGAAAGAACCGAACGCCGCCAGAAACGACAAGCCGATGTGTACCGCAAGGACTTCCGGATATGGCACGATTACGCCGGGGACTACAAAGGAAGCGGCTGCGAATTAAAAGACTATCAGGAATACGATGTCAAGATAGGAGAAGATATATGCGAACTCTCAGACGAGCGCATTTCGGAGATAATCACAGAATTTGCCGAGCATGGGTTTGACGTATCAAAGGAGGCGATAATGCACAACTTTGACGCATGGCGAGCGGGTTTAAAAAGCGGCTACCGCGACAAGGAAAGGGGGTATCATTTATTCTCGCCTTGCGGCTGCAATCCGTTAAGATTTAGCGCAACAAGTTTATGCGATTCTTGCCATGATTGGCAGAAAACTTATTTTGTCTAACTCAACAAGGAGGGCAAGACCCTCCACGTTATTAACCCATTTTAATTTACTATTATGTTTTTTGCAATTTTATTATTTATCGGTATCTGGGGCGTGGTCTTTGATGAGATTAAGAAGCTCTAAAAAGCGGCAGGGAGGAAGCCCCTGCACTATTAACCATTAAAACATTTAAGTTATGAGACAGAAGAAAAATGCTGTGCAAATAGTTATGCAAGCAAAAAGGATTAAGACGAAGTTGCTGGTAGATAACATGGCATTAAACAATTTACATCTAAATCGTGCGTCCCATGTGGAAGAAATTAGCCGCCGTTACATAAAAAACATCTACCATGCTGCGGGTGTTGATATAGAAACCGCACCAAAAGAGAAAGCAAAAGACATCTGTCACAAATTCGCGGTTAGCCGTGAGGTATATATGCGATAGGTGTTAGGCGGTACTTGCGTGCCGCCACAATTAAACAAAGTATTAATTTAAAAAAACTATTTTTATGAAAAAAGTTTTCAGTATTCTTATGTGTTTGGTAAGTTTGTTGTTTTGCGCGTTATCTTTGATTTACGCAAAAGACATTATCTTATTGACAGTTTTGATAAGTTTGGGATTTGTGTGCTTTTTGGCGCACGTTAATTTATTAATCAATAAAAACTATTAAATTATGAAAACAAAAAAGTTTTTGGTTACCGTGGCGTCGGTGATGTGTGCGGCAGCAGTGATGAACCCCTGTATGGCACAAAAAGGGCAAACACCTCTTAGTAGCCTCCAGCAGATGCACAAAGGGCACGATTGTTCGGCTTATCTCTTTGACGGGGAGAAAGGCGTTAAAGTCGGTAGAGCATCAGAAGAAAGAAATTTCAAGAACTATCGCTTAGACTACATTGTTTTTTGTAGTACCTGTTGTGATGTGCAGATAAAGTACATCGGGATTCCTGTATTACATCGTATCCCCGTGGCTTTTGATAAATACAACGGGGTTAGTATTTACACCGTGGAGGACACCAACGGAAAAGAAGAAGCCCTTTTTTCCCAAAATATGATTTTCACGCATGAAGGCATGGCGTTTACTATTGACTGGGAACGTACAATTGCGTTCAATGCCTTAATGAAAAAAGACAAGTAAACAACAACAAAGGAGGGTAGATTTACTGCCCTCTACCAATAACCGATAAAACTATTTTTGAAAAAAGTTGTGCAAAAGTTTGGATAGTTAAATCTTACTTTGTATATTTGCACCGTTGGAAGTAAATGACGTGCAACTTTACGAACAACGGACATAGTTTGAATATCCAACCCGTAAGGGTACACGATAGATAGCCCGTTTGAGTGATTGCACGTAAGCTCAAACGGGTTGCTGTTTTTACACAATTTACACGTAATCAGAATGAAATCGGTGTCATGGTGTATAAAGGCTTAGGCACAATATACAATTTTCGGCTGACGGACTTTTGATGTAGCACCACTTTCGACACCCGCATCTGTCGGACACCGTAATGCTTGGTGCGGGTAAACAAACGCCTTAAAGGAGGACGTGCAAAGGGCGACCACAGGATTGAGAGATGCAAGTGGGCACGTTGCGGATATTTCGTAAATTAGCATCAACTTCGGATTAATATCAAGACCGAACAGCCATACGCTGACAGGGTACAGCAGAATGGAAAATCCGCCAAATGGAGAGAATTTTACCTCCCCATATAGGTGGATTTATGCCTCCGCCTCTTGAGTTAGCAGTTAAGAAGAGACTATTTACCATATAATAGTATAAGACAACAAGATTTAAAATGCGACGAAATCAGCATAAAGGAAAGTCGGAATATTAAAACAAATTAAGAAAATAAGCATTATGGGGAAAAGAACAGCGTTTGACGATTTGAAAGTTGGCGACGAGGTGATAATCGTGTATGACACGAACCTCGAAATCGTCCGAGTAACCAGAGTAACGCCAACGCAAATCAAACGAGCAATAAAAAAAGATAAAGACACCGTTACCGATGCACAGATAGCAAGCGCACGGGAGCGTATGTTAGGAACTACAACCGAACATAATGCTATTTATAATTTGTCTAAATAAAGAAAATATATGAGCAAACGTTTTGTAGAAAGTATAAAACTTTGTACCTTTGCAAATACAGAACTTAAACGTTCCGAAAGACTGGCAAACGGCGGTGGCGAAAACGGTTTTACAAAAAGGTAAAAAGAGCGGATAACAACCGAGGACGCTGCCGCCAACTTTTAAGAAAACATTAACCAATAAAATATTTACAATTATGGAAGAGAATAACACAAAGAAATGCTCTTGTTGCGGTAAGGAATTGCCGCTGAGCGAGTTTAATAAATGCGCAAGAAATCTTGACGGCTTACAGTATGTTTGTCGAACGTGCCAAAATGAAAGGGTAAGACAGAGCCGTATAAAGAAAAACAATTTATTAAGCGACACCTCAAATCCGTCTCTTGCAGAGTTTACACCTCGCCAACTTATCGAGGAACTAAAAGCAAGAGGCTACAAAGGGAAACTCACATAAACACATGAGATAGTTCTATAAAACTAAAATTAACCGATAAAACAATAATAATAATATGAAAGTTTATGAATACAATCGTGTCAGTACCTCTGAGCAAGAGGTGGCACAGCAGCACAACACCGTGCAGCAGTTTATTGTCAGCAAGGGGTGGAAAATCACCGAAAGCGTATCGGACGAGGGTGTGAGCGGCGGTGTGTCCTACAAGGACAGAAACCTATACAAACTTATTCAGAGAATGGACGAGGGCGATGTGCTTATAGTGTCAGAAATAAGCCGTCTCGGACGTTCTATGTCCGACTTGAATAAATTAGTCAATGACGAGCTAAAACCTCGTAAATTACGCCTTATAATCGTAAAAATGGGGCTTGACCTCGACTGCTCCAACCTCAAAGCAATAGATGAAATGATTTTGTTCGCATTTTCTTTTTCCTCGCAGATAGAAAAGGAAATGATACAAGACAGAACAAGGTCGGCACTCGAAACGAGAAAACAGAAACTTGCACAATATGGCTCTTTTATATCCAAGTCAGGACGAAAGTGTACACATCTTGGCGCATCTATAAAAGACCTGACGAAAGCAAGCGAGGCATCGGCAAAGGCAAGGCGGGCACAAGCACAGTTCAACGAAATGAATCGCCGCTTTAAAGATTTGGTGGATACACTCACTCAGGCTTACGGTACGCCTAAAAACCGCATGGATGTTTTACGCTTCGTTGACGCGCTCAACAAGAACGGTATAACAACAGCATCGGGTATGCCGTACACCGTGGAGAGATACCGTGCGCAGAAGCAAAAGATTGACAAGTTATACGCAGCGTGAGCAATTTAAGCAGGAGTAAATATGTATTTCTTTAAGTCTATTCAAAAGGGCGATTATCTTTATTCAATAGAGGCACAACTAAGTCCTTATAAGGTTGTATTATTCCCGATGATTTATATAACATTATATGTTAGAGGAGGTTTTAAAGTTGAACTTGGTTTCATTACTTTCTTTGTTGAGTTCGTAAAACTTTCTGCACCTTCTGACACAGATAAATTCTTTAAATTATTTAGAAAACTTTTTTGAAGAATGATTTTACAATGGGAAGATATTGCGACAGTACCTATATGGGAAGAATTGCTCTTACTCGTAAAAACGGGAGACGAGAAATTATACACAACAACAGCATGGCTTAACGAACATGGTGAATGGGTAGATATACCAAAACCTCATTCGCCGATAGGCTGGGCGTACATCCCCGAGCATTTAGAAGAAGAAATTTGCTCTTTAAAATGGAACGACAAATGGAAATCTTAAAACCGTAAACCAAAATGTTTATAAAACAGAAAAACATAACATACGAGGAAGCAAAATCAGCTTTCGACCGTCTAAACTCACTTATCAATGTGAGCGTGGGCGCGGCAAATACGATAGCAGGGCGGTGTTTATATGACGCATACGAACAACTTATATGCGACAAAAGGTTATTTCGACATGAGCTGAAAATGCGAGCTAACGAAGCTAAAAAATCCTTTGCAAGATATGAAAGCCGGCATCTGCAAAACTTCGGAGACCGATACCAACTTTTTCTTGATTACCTTGACAGCATCGAAGACGAGGTAATGCCGCATGTGAATAAGTTTTATTGGTCTGTAAAATCGTTATTAGACAAAAATAACGAGGCGAACAGTGCTTTGAAAGCAAAGATAACAACGGCACGTACAATGATTGAATATGCTTGCCATATTTATGACTTGTTGTTAGAGAAGACACATACAGAGACAAGCATCGACTTTAATCAGCTCATGCGACCCGCCCGTCTTACAAGTGTACTATATTCATGGGAACAGGTAACATTTTATATCTGCAAGACGGATGCAGATGTAGACCTCAATGCAGACCCCAATTGTCGTCTCGCATTCGATATTATCGACCGAATACTTACATCTGAGGATACCTTGAATAAGGCGGGATATGAAGCTATAAAACTTAATCCCAAGGTTGTTCAAGAACTTGAACCAGAAGACTACGAAATTCTAAAAGAAACTTTTGAACAAACAAAATAGATTATGAGCTTTACAACGAATTGTTGCCTTTTGAAAGCAACACCCGAAATTATAGATAAATTAAAGCAGCTTGGTTATATCATTATGAAATCAACCGAGGGAGCCAAATATATAAGAACGACTTGCGGATGTGTTGTTGGACGACATTATATCCCAACCTCTTTATTTTGTAAGCATGTTATATATTGCGGAACTAACGAAAATTTGTTCCTTGCTGTTGCATCATTAAGAGATGATACTGATGATAAGCAATGGTTTATTATGGATGTAGAAATATATTCTGATATTTCAAAAGGAACTTGGTTTAAGTCTTCTGAGAAAACTCATACACAAGTAGGTATTCAAATAGACCCTTTATATTGTCATAAAGCAACAGTGAAAGAGCTTATTGAACATTTTAAATAATAGGAGGAAGAAGATATGAAAACTAAATATAGAATATGTCCTGAAAAGAATAGTACTGCTTATTATATAAGCTATAAAAATGGTACCAACGTAAATGGCATATATTAAAAAGAGATACGCAGCCTTTATTTTTAGAGGGTTATGAAGCTATCAAATTTATTGATTGTTAAACAAGCAGGACTATGAAATTAAAAAAAAGTTGTAAAGAATGTAGTCACAGAAATATAATGTGCTGTCATAATTGTATTGAAGGACAATATAAGGATTCTTATGACACATTGTATAATATTTATAGAAAATAGCTATGAAACAACAAGAAAAAGAACTTTTAATTAAGGATTTATGTGCAAGACTGCCGTATGGAGTTAAAGCCCAATTAGATGGAAATGAAATTCCTATTAATTTATTAGTAGAAGGTTATAATAATAACTGTATTATAAATGATAATGAATTTTGGGCTATAAACGACCTTAAATTATACCTTTTTCCAATGTCCTCAATGACGGAGGAACAAGTAGATGAGATTGATAATTATAATATTGTCAAACAAATTGATTGGCTTAATGCACATCATTTTGATTATAGAAATCTTATAGATAAGAAGTTAGCTATTGACGCAACAGGATTAAATGTTTATTGATTATGGTACAAGTATTTGTAATATTAATAGTAGTGCTTATATTAGCTACTGCTGCATTAATTAATGCGTGGAATAAAGATAGAGATGATGGTATTGGATATAGTCTTATTATTATAATAATAACCGCTATGGCCTTGTGTATAATGGGGAAATCACTATTTTTAAATATTTATTGATATAGTAGTAGCAATAATAAAAAGCAATATGCGTAATTAAACGTTAGAAAATAACTTATAGGAATATTGTCCCTATGGATGGTGTTGTAGTATTTAAAAAGAAAGAACATGAAAAGGATAATCACGGTACAGAACCTAATTGATGAACTAATGCTTGTCCACAATAAAGAGGCTGAAATAAATATAAGAATGAATAGTGGAGGTTTTATTACTGAGTACCCTCCTGATTTATTTGATTTTTCTGTCATTGATTTTACAGACGTTAATCCTGACGATGGCGAATGTGAAAATAAAGTGGTAATAGAAATGTATCGTTAAAATGAATTTTGCTATTCTACATGGGTAGTGTAGTAGTATTTAAAAATAATTGATTATGAAACAAGAAATTATTAATGTACTCACATATATTGCCAATAGAGCAAGTGAGACAGTGGTGTATGGTAAATATTGGGGTACAGAGTTTTGTTATACAGAGATTTGTGAGGGTATTGATAAAGCAATGGAATCTATAAAAGATAATATTGATTGGAATACACTCACAGATAAAGATTGTAAGGAACTTGGTTTCAAAAAATGGGAAGAAGATAATCCACTCCGTCTAATTCCTATATGGTTATATAAAGCTATTCCCGTTGGTTTAAAACTTACAAGTATAAATGAAGATGAAATTATCTTTAATGGTTCAAACATTGATACAGACACACGATTTGGTTGTCTCGCTTATGGTATAATTCCCGTAGATAAAAGATAAATAATTATGGAAAAGAAAATTCGTATAAATAATATTGTTAAAAGAAATTTTACTGAACTTTCCCAAGAAGAAAAAGATAAATGGTGCTCTTATTGTGGTTGTGAAGGTGGCTGTAATTTGTGTGATTGTATGAAACTCAATAATATTAATTGATTATGGAACTAAATTTATATCAGAAGAAAGCCTTAGAAACTGCGGTTTACCCACAGCAGTATAAGATTATTTATCCAGCCCTCGGTTTGACTGGCGAAGCTGGAGAAGTTAGTGACAAAGTGAAGAAAGTCTTGCGAGACAATTCTTGTCTTTTTACTGAGGATAAGAAAAAGGAAATAGCCAAGGAACTTGGTGATGTATTATGGTATGTTGCTGTTATGGCACATGACCTTGGTATTTCTCTTGAAGAAATTGCTCAGATGAACTACCAAAAATTGCAGTCACGTAAAGAACGTGGGGTGCTTGGCGGTAATGGTGATAATCGGTAAAGACATTAATTAGATAATTATTACGGGAACAAAGAACTTTCAACATTATAATATGGAAATAAGCGAAGTTAAATTTAGGAGATACACTCCTGCTGAAGGCAAAGCCTTAAAAATACAGAGAATATTTTATTATCCTGACGGAAGCAATCATGAATATACATC